AAGCACAACTTCCCACTTGACCTTGCAGCAGCAGAAGCAACCCCAGTTGCTCTTACTGCTCCCGCAATCGGTTAATAAAATTAGAGACCCTCACGGGTCTCTTTTTTTATGCTATAATGTATAAATAATGTAGTAGAGACAGCAGCAGTAAGAATGAAACATAAACATCATATTGTTCCAAGACATATGGGTGGAACTGACGACCCATCAAATCTTATTGAACTGACTGTGGAAGAACACGCAGAGGCACACAGAAAGTTATGGGAGCAATATGGTAATATCAAAGATTATTGTGCTTGGAAAGGTTTAGAAGGAACCATTGGTAAAGAAGAAATCGTAAGGTTGCTGATGGACCCAACTGGAAGAGTTCATACAGAAGAAACCAAACAAAAAATTAGTCAATCACATAAAGGTAAATTGAAGCATACAGAAGAGAGTAAAGAAAAGTTGAGACAGTTTAGAACTGGTATGAAGTTGAGTGAAGAGCATAAGGCAAAAATATCAAAGAGTTTAGAAGGTAATACTTATATGGTTGGTAAAAAATTGAGTGATGAGACGAAGAAGAAAATAAGTGAGGCAGGTAAAGGTAATAAGAGAGCATCTGGTCCGCATAATATTAGCGAAGAGGCAAAAAGAAATAGAAGTGAAGCAACAAAGGAAAGATGGAGACAATATAGAATATCAAAAGGACTTGACCCAGATAAAACTATTGATGCACGATATAGATGAGTAGAAATTCCTATTGACCTATTTTGTAAAGTATTGTAAACTAAATATGAGAAACGATAATGGAGGTTATGACTTCTTCTACTCTTTCACTGCCGAACCAACAAAAAGGTTGGTTTGATTTACTTGATGATTGGTTGAAGCGTGATAGGTTTGTGTTCGTTGGATGGAGTGGTTTATTGCTCTTTCCTTGTGCCTATCTTGCTCTTGGTGGATGGTTAACTGGAACGACATTTGTTACAAGTTGGTATACACACGGTATTGCTTCCAGTTATTTGGAAGGTTGCAATTTTTTAACGTCTGCGGTAAGCACCCCAGCAGACGCTATGGGTCATTCTCTTCTTCTTCTCTGGGGTCCTGAAGCTCAGGGGGATATCGTCAGGTGGTTCCAACTTGGGGGACTCTGGCCTTTTGTGGCACTCCACGGGGCTTTCGCTCTAATCGGATTCATGCTTCGTCAGTTTGAGATTGCTCGTTTGGTAGGTATCCGTCCTTACAACGCAATCGCATTCTCTGGTCCTATTGCCGTATTTGTTTCAGTATTTCTAATGTATCCACTGGGTCAATCCAGCTGGTTCTTTGCTCCCTCCTTTGGTGTCGCAGCAATCTTCAGGTTCCTTCTGTTTCTTCAGGGTTTCCATAACTGGACTCTCAACCCCTTCCATATGATGGGAGTTGCTGGTATACTGGGAGGAGCACTACTCTGTGCGATTCACGGAGCAACTGTAGAAAACACACTTTATGAAGACAGTGATCAATCAAACACTTTCAAAGCATTTGAACCTACACAGGAAGAAGAAACGTATTCAATGGTTACTGCAAACCGATTCTGGTCACAGATATTTGGTATTGCTTTTAGTAACAAGCGTTGGTTGCATTTCTTCATGCTATTTGTTCCTGTCATGGGTCTTTGGACTTCCAGCATTGGTATCATTGGTCTTGCCCTTAATCTACGTGCTTACGATTTTGTAAGTCAGGAGATTCGTGCTGCTGAAGACCCGGAATTTGAGACATTTTACACAAAAAATATACTTCTTAATGAGGGGTTAAGAGCGTGGATGGCACCTGTTGATCAGCCAGGGGAACGATTTGTCTTTCCCGAGGAAGTTCTACCGAGAGGCAACGCACTCTAAAATAAATAAGGGAGTTCTACAAGAACTCCTTTTTTTATGTCATTTCTTTTAATTCTTTTTCTATTTCAACTCTTTGGTATCATTATGTTTATATTGTCCATTACACAAGATCTCTAATACATAAAACAGTTATTTCTTACTAATGAAAAACCTAGAACTTTCAGAAGAACAAATTAAACTTCTTGCAGATGCATTATGGATGAGACAAAGATGTTTCGTCGCAGGAGATAGAAGATTTAAAGAATATGGATCAATGTTAGATACACTTCTAGAAGGAATGGAATATACTCCCAAAAGATTTTGATTATGACTTACGATACAGTTTTCATTTCTGATATACATTTAGGAACACCTAGATGTAATAGTGAAAAGTTTCTGAAGTTTCTGAAAGAACTCAAAACTAAAAAGTTAGTGATGGTAGGTGATATTATAGACATCTACTGTATGGAAAAATATAATACTCGTTGGGCAAAAGAACATACAGAATGCGTTCATCAGATTCTAAACCTTGCAAAGAAGGGGACAGAAATCGTTTATATACTTGGAAATCATGAAGGACAGATTCGTCGTTACACGAACTTTGAGCACGAGAACTTTCAAATGGTAGATGAGTATACACATAAAGACTCAAAGGGAAATAAGTTTCTTTGTATTCACGGAGATAAGTATTCTGAGTATTCTTCTGGGTCTTGGAAACAACTCATTTTCAACAAAGGATATGAGATTATTACACCCCTGAGTTTGTGGTTGGAAAGATTCTTCCGATTCTCTTTGGTGTATTTCTTAAAGAATAGTGTGCGTGGTAAGAATTATATCAATCAGTATGAGACTGATATTGCTTCTTATTGTGCTCAAAGAGATAAGAAGTATGATGGTGTAATATGTGGTCATATTCATTCGGCAAATATACGGTATTTTAATAAAATTCTGTATATGTGCTGTGGAGATTTTGTGGATACTTGCTCTGCGATTGTGGAGAAAAATGGAATGTATGCATTGGAAAAATACTGACCAAGATCTATGAAATAAATATTCATAAGTTGCAAGTACTTATGAATATTCTCCAGTCGCCTCAAGACTACTTGTTCAATTTACAGACAACAAGTTCATCTGAAGCAAAACGATTATGGAGAAAGCAGATAAAAGAAAGTTGGAGTCATAAATGTGCTTACTGTAACTCCGAAGAAAATTTAACATTAGATCACGTTGTTCCACAATCAAAAGGTGGTTTAGATATTACAAGAAATGTAGTATGCTGTTGCCATTCTTGTAATCAATCTAAAGGTCATGAGTATTGGAAGTTATGGTATGTCCAACAAGACTTTTATAATGAAGATAGTTTGAATAAAATAGAAGACTGGATGAAACCTCCATTACCAACAAATCTTTACAGTTATCGTCCAAGAAGGAATAATGCTTCATGATAAATTCAACAACTCCATATAAACTGGCAGAAATCATTCGTGATACTTGGCCCAACCTTTACAGACCTGCCAAAGTATCTTATAATAAAGAAAAGGACTTAAATAATGAACGAATATTGGAACGTAACAGACAATAGAACTGGAAGAGTCATCGCACATTGTGGAGATATTAATGACGCACTTATGATGGTGAGTTTCGATCCGCATAATCGGTCTTACAGTCGTCATCGTTTTCTTATGGATCAGGTGATTGATATTTCTTCTACTACTGATAAGCAACTTCCTGGGCAGATTGGATTACCTGCTGGACAAGTAAATCAAATTAATCCAGAAAGAATTAGACTTAATGAAGGTTATGGTGAACCTGTAATTGTATGAATCATATTGTAGAATATAAATTATCTATTTTGTTTTATGGAGTTGATTCTCCAGTAAATAATCATGAGTATATTCTAAATGATATTTTTGCAAATTATAAACATATTGATTGTGATTATATTTTAGTTGGTGGCGAAAATCAGTTAAATAAAGACTATGATGTTCTTGTTTATAATTGTGCCGATCCAACACGATACAGTCATTTTGGATTTCCACCAACGTATGAACAAGTTAAAAATTTAGTTTTAAAGTGTAAACCAAAAATTATAATACAATTAGCAGATGAATGTTTTCATGAACATAATGAAATTCATAATTTATTGGCAAATTTTTGTAATTTATTTTTAAAACAGCATAGGCATGAAACTCAACTTTACTCTTACAGTGATAACTTATTTCCAATTCCTTTAGGATATGTAAATCAATTTTATGATCGTAAAAAAACTTTAAAACCAATTTCAGAAAGAAAATATACTTGGTCTTGGGTTGGAGTTCTTAAAAATGATAGAAGGGAAATGATAAATTCTTTTTGGTCTATGTGGAAAAATATTGTAGTTTGTAATGCTTATATGCCAACAAGTGAGGTTTTTGATTTATACTCAGAATCAATATTTGTTCCTTGTGGGAGGGGAAATTTTTCTTTGGATTGTTTTAGAAATTATGAGGCTACAATATCTGGAGCAATTCCTGTTATTGTTGGTCCAGAAGAAGAAATTGATTGGACTTTTAATTTTTTTGAAGAAAAACCACCTTGGATTTATGCCCAAAGTTGGGAAGAAGCAACTCAAAAATGTCAGCAAGTTCAATTTCAATTTGATATTTTACAAAGTATGCAAGAAGAAAATATTTTTTGGTGGAAAAGAATGTTAAATAATATTCAAGTTAGGGTAAAAGAAGCACTACTTAACGAAGTAATTGCGTCTCCCAATATCATTGAAGAATTAAAAAATAAAGAAAATAATATTACTAAACCAATCTCTATAGTTTGCTACCAATAAGTTTTGAATTACCGTAAACGAAAACAAGCAGAAAATCAAAAAAATAAAAAGATGTATACTCCTGACGGATATATTTCAGATCCTCCCGATGCTGTTTGTCCTCATTGTGGAAAAAAACAAAAATCTTGTTCTTATGTAAATAGTTTAAGTCGTGCTTGGGCAAGAAATGCATGTTCTAAAAAACAAAATAAACAAAATAAATAAGACAAAAAATAGAGTATAAAATCACTTTATAAATATAAAAAAGTAGATCTTTGATTAAGATCATTAAAGTTTTTTATATTTTAGAGGACTATAATGTCTATTAGAGTTAGATTGGGAACTGGAGAAGGAGATAATACACGGATTAGATTAGAATCCGGAGAAGGAAATGGTATTAAGGTAGTATCTAGCATTTATGGATCACAAGGTACTCAAGGTCTTCAAGGTTTAAGTAATCAAGGTGTTCAAGGATCTTTAAGTAATTTTCAAGGATCTCAAGGACTTCAGGGCAATCAAGGACTTCAAGGACACCAGGGAACTCAAGGTGCTCAAGGTCTTCAAGGTAATCAAGGTCTTCAAGGCAATCAAGGAACACAAGGAACTCAAGGTCTTCAGGGATTAAGTAATCAAGGGGTTCAAGGTCTTCAGGGAGATCAAGGAACTCAAGGTCTTCAAGGAACACAAGGTCTTCAAGGTTTAAGTAACCAAGGTGTTCAAGGTTTACAGGGTGAAAGGGGTGCTCAAGGATTTCAAGGTCTTCAGGGTCTTCAGGGTAATCAAGGTTTAAGTAATCAAGGTGTTCAAGGCACTCAAGGATTACAAGGATTTGCTGGAAGTTCGGGAGCAGTAGGACTTCAGGGTGCTGAGGGGTCTTTTGGTGGAGCTTCTTTTGAGTATTTGTACTATAATACTAGTGTTATAGACGAAGACCCTGGAAGTGGGAATGTAGGATTTAATACTGTACAGTTAAATTCTGCTTCTTACCTTTATATTAGTAAGATAGATTCAAATTCAACTGATTTAACTACTTTTATTAGAACTATTGACGATTCTACTTCCAATATTAAAGGTCATTTTAGTATAAAACCAGAAGGATCTAATTTATCTTCTTTATTCTCTATAGTTGGGTTAAGTACTGAATATAGCGAGTATTTCAGTGTCCCTATAACATATTTAAGTGGATCTGTTTCTTCATTAAATAATGATGATCTTATAGTACTTACTTTTGCAAGAACTGGTGATATTGGTGATACTGGTCTTCAAGGTAATCAAGGTCTTCAAGGACACCAGGGAACGCAAGGTCTTCAAGGAAATCAAGGTCTCCAAGGACATCAAGGTACTCAAGGTCTTCAAGGCACACAAGGTCTTCAGGGATTAAGTAATCAAGGTGTTCAAGGTCTTCAGGGAGATCAAGGAACTCAGGGAACACAAGGTCTTCAAGGTTTAAGTAATCAAGGAACACAAGGTACTCAAGGTCTTCAGGGAGATCAAGGTACTCAAGGAACACAAGGTCTTCAAGGAAATCAAGGTCTCCAAGGACATCAAGGTACTCAAGGAACACAAGGTCTTCAAGGTGATCAAGGTCTTCAGGGAGATCAAGGTACTCAAGGTCTTCAAGGAGATCAAGGAACTCAAGGTACTCAAGGTCTTCAAGGTTTAAGTAATCAAGGTGTTCAAGGACTTCAAGGAGATCAAGGCGCTCAAGGTCTTCAAGGTACTCAAGGTCTTCAGGGATTAAGTAATCAAGGGGTTCAAGGTCTTCAGGGAGATCAAGGTACTCAAGGAACGCAAGGTCTTCAAGGAAATCAAGGAACACAAGGTCTTCAAGGTTTAAGTAATCAAGGGGTTCAAGGTCTTCAGGGAGATCAAGGTACTCAAGGAACACAAGGTCTTCAAGGTACTCAAGGAACACAAGGTCTTCAAGGTACTCAAGGTCTTCAGGGAGATCAAGGTACTCAAGGAACACAAGGTCTTCAAGGTTTAAGTAATCAAGGTGTTCAAGGACTTCAAGGAGATCAAGGCACTCAAGGTCTTCAAGGTACTCAAGGTCTTCAAGGTTTAAGTAATCAAGGAACCCAAGGTCTTCAAGGCACTCAAGGTCTTCAAGGTACTCAAGGTCTTCAAGGTTTAAGTAATCAAGGAACCCAAGGTCTTCAAGGCACTCAAGGTCTTCAAGGTACTCAAGGTCTTCAAGGTTTAAGTAATCAAGGAACACAAGGTACTCAAGGAACTCAAGGACTTCAAGGTACTCAAGGTCTTCAGGGAGATCAAGGTACTCAAGGGGCAGATGGAATTCAAGGTATATTTGGATCTTACAGTTCTTCAGCATTCAGATACACTTTTGACCTATCAATTTCAGAAACTGAACCAGATCCTGGTCATATTAAATTTAACAATTCTAATTTTAGTTTATGTACTAAATTAATAATTTCTAAGAGTGATTTTTATAATGTTGGATTATCTACTTTTCTTGAAACTATAGATGATTCAACTTCAGACCATAAAGGATATTTTTCAGTTAAAGATTTAAATAATTATCAACATTATGTAATTTTTTCTATTAGTCCAAGTGAATCTGGGTCAATATATCCAAATTACATAATTTTTAATTGTAGTTATGTTTCCGGAATTACAACCTCTCAACCACCATCTGAAATTGGAGATCCAATTTCAGATGTAATTATATCTTTTTCGAGAACTGGTGATCTAGGAGATCAGGGAGTTCAAGGTCTTCAGGGTGGTGGATCTCAAGGATTTCAAGGTCTTCAAGGAAATCAAGGAACACAAGGTCTTCAAGGTTTAAGTAATCAAGGGGTTCAAGGTCTTCAGGGAGATCAAGGTACTCAAGGAACACAAGGTCTTCAAGGTACTCAAGGAACACAAGGTCTTCAAGGAAATCAAGGTCTCCAAGGACATCAAGGTACTCAAGGAACACAAGGTCTTCAAGGTGATCAAGGTCTTCAAGGTGATCAAGGTCTTCAGGGAGATCAAGGTACTCAAGGTCTTCAAGGAGATCAAGGAACTCAAGGTACTCAAGGTCTTCAAGGTTTAAGTAATCAAGGGATTCAAGGTCTTCAAGGAAATCAAGGTCTTCAAGGTACTCAAGGTCTAACAGGCCCTATAGCAGGTTCTGCAAATCAAATTGTTTATAAAGACGGATCTAATAATCCAACTGGTTCTGGAAACCTGACTTTTGACGGCACTAATCTTTATGTTGGTGGTAATGTAACAATTGGCGGTACTAGTGTTCTAATTGCCGCCACTACATTAGTGGTAAATGATAAAGATATCATTGTTGGTCTTGCTACGACTGCTGGTGGTATTGTTATTTCTAATGATAATACCGCAAATCACGGTGGTATTGCTGTTGCATCAACTGAAGGAAGTCCATTATTTAATATTAGTGCTGGTCTTGGTACTGATGATATTCCATCCACATATAAGCAGATTATGTGGTTGAAGTCTGGTACTTTGACTGGACTCAATACTGATGCGTGGTTATTTAATTATGCTGTAGGTGTTGGTACTGACCAAGTTCCAAATGGTGTAAGACTTGCTGCAGGTGCTATCAATGTCTTAGATAATAAACTAAATGTAGCAGGAGATATTGATTTTAGTGGAACATTCTATCAAAATGGAAGTCCATTTGTAGCATCAAGATGGTCTGCTGGGACTGGAGATGATATTTACAGATTGAATGGTAATGTTGGCATAAAAACATCATCTCCACAATCAGCACTTGATGTTCGTGGAACAATCTCAATTGGTAGAACTGATGCTTCTACTGTAAACACTATTTACTCTGTTGTTGATATTAACTCTTGGGAGTATGGTGGTATAAGTCTTGCAGTTGGTGGACAAGATACTGCACCAACAGACATTTACTTCAAAGATGATGGAACCAAGATGTTTATTCTTGGTGATACTGGAAATGATGTAAATGAATATGCACTTTCTACTGCTTGGGAAGTAAATACTGCAACATTTACAACTAACTTTGTTGTTGGGGGACAAGAAACTTTTCCAACAGGTTTATATTTTAAACCAGATGGAACCAGAATGTATATCTGTGGTCAAACTGGGGTTTCTCCAACTGGTGATAGAGTTTATTCTTATACATTAAGCAATCCTTGGTCTCTTGTTGGAGTTACTACCGATACTGTTGCTGGTGCTGGAACCACTGTTAAAAACTTTAATGTAGGAGCAAATGATACTGGACCACAAGGACTTTATTTTAAAGATGATGGAACTAAGATGTATGTGGTTGGTTCCACTGGTGATGCGGTTTATGAATATACAGTTTCTACTGCCTGGGAAATTGATTCAACTGTAACTCTTAATCATACACTTTTGATTGGCGCGACAAATACTCAAAATCTTCCACTGACTCTGACTGCTCCAACGGGTATTGATTTTAATGATACTGGAATCAAGATGTATATTACGGATTCAGCCCGTGATTTAGTTGCAAGATTTGATTTATCTACTCCTTGGGACTTAAGTACTGCAGTATTTTATGATAATGTTTATGTTGGTTTCCAAGATCTTACTCCAAATGGAATATTTTATCAAGAAGACCAATCAAAGGCATATGTAGTTGGTGATAGTAATAATACTGTTTATCAATACAATACTGATGTTCCTTCACTTGAATTTGCATCTTCTGGTATTTCCACAAGGTCTTCGGTCATCATTAATAATGAAGCAAGATTAAAAAATCGTCTTTATGTAACTGATACTGCTCATTTTAGCAGACCAGTTACAGTTAAGGAATCACTCCAAATTGATGGTGCTGTTGCAACAAGTAGTAACCTTACAGTTTCTGGTGGAACAATAACTACAGGAAACGTTGCTGCGACACTTCTTAGTGGTAATACTACTACCAACATCACTCTGGCAAGTGGACAAACTTCAGGAACATTAATTGTTGGTGGTGCTTCACAAACTGGAACTATAACAATAGACCAGTCTGCTTCTGGTCATATTTTAAATATTGCTACTGGTGCTAATGCTTCTGGAGTAGGAAAAACTGTTAATATTGCAACTGGTGGTGCTTCTGGTTCCAGAACTTTAATCACTGTTGGTTCTGCTGTTGCTGGTGCTGCAAGTACAGTCTTCATTCCATCACCAACTAGTCTTGGTATTGGAATCACAAATCCAGGAGCAACTTTAAATGTAGTTCCAACAACCACAAGTATTGCTGGATTGTTCTCTGGAACCACATCAAGTGATATGGTTCGCATTACTCAACTTGGTTCTGGTAATGCTCTGGTAGTTGAAGATTCTGCTAATCCCGATGCAACTCCTTTTGTTGTTAGTGCTGATGGTTCAGTTGGTATCGGAACCACAAATCCATTAGGACCTTTACATTTACAAAGTAATACTCCAATTATAAGATTTGCAGAATCTGATGCATCCGCAAATAATAGAAATTGGAATGTTGGTGTTAATAACCAAGAGTTTTATTGGCAAGCACTAAGTGATGTTGGAAGTGGTGGTGGTAATTTATTTAAATTTACTAGAAGTGCTGAACAAATTCAAACTTTTGAAGGTTTGAATGGTGGAGTTACTTGGTTTGAAGTTGATAACAGTACTCAAAGAGTTGGTATCGGAACTTCAATTGCATCAGCAGTTCTTGATGTTCGTGGAACTCCTTGGTTCTCTCCAAATACCACAGGTGTAAAGGCAACAGCATTAAGACTTGGAACACTTGTTGATGGTGTTAATGCTGCCTTTGATATTATTACCAATGATAATACTGGAGATGATATTGAAGTCCAAAGCAATCGTTTTACTGGAAAATTAAGATTCAGTAGAAGTTCTCCATCTGGTATTCAGACAACATTTATACTTGATTCTAACTATCTAACTGGAACAAGTATTTCAATTGCCGATACAACAGGAACCACAACAAAAATAAAAATTGACGAAGCAGGAAATACTTTCTTTAACAATAGTGGAGCAGTATTAGTCGGCACTGCTACATCAACAGGAACCGCATCACAAAGACTTCAAGTTACTGGTGGTGCTTATGTTTCTGGTAATACTGGAATAGGAACTACAAATCCATCAGATCCTTTAGACGTAAATGGAAATATAAGAGTTCGTTCTGCCCTTAAAGATTATTATGGAAATGTAGGTGCTGCGGGATCTGTTTTAACTGTTGTTGGTGCTGGTATTGGAGTAAGTTGGACTCCTCCATTTGCGGCAGGACTTCAAGGTACACAAGGACTTCAGGGACTTCAAGGTACTCAAGGACTTCAAGGCAATCAAGGACTTCAAGGTACACAAGGACTTCAGGGACTTCAAGGTACTCAAGGTCTTCAAGGTACTCAAGGTCTTCAAGGTACTCAAGGACTGCAGGGTACTCAAGGACTCCAAGGTAATCAAGGACTCCAAGGTAATCAAGGACTTCAAGGTACTCAAGGTCTTCAAGGACTTCAAGGCAATCAAGGTCTTCAAGGACACCAGGGAACTCAAGGTCTTCAAGGTAATCAAGGCAATCAAGGACTTCAAGGTGCTCAAGGTCTTCAAGGTAATCAAGGACTTCAAGGTCTTCAAGGACTTCAGGGAGATCAAGGAACTCAGGGTACTCAAGGACTTCAGGGATTAAGTAATCAAGGGGTTCAAGGTCTTCAGGGAGATCAAGGAACTCAGGGTACTCAAGGACTTCAGGGAGATCAAGGAACTCAGGGTACTCAAGGACTTCAAGGTAATCAAGGACTTCAAGGTCTTCAAGGACTTCAGGGAGATCAAGGAACTCAAGGTACTCAAGGACTTCAAGGTAATCAAGGACTTCAAGGTCTTCAAGGACTTCAGGGAGATCAAGGAACTCAAGGTACTCAAGGTCTTCAGGGTACTCAAGGTGCTCAAGGACTTCAAGGTAATCAAGGATTGCAAGGCACTCAAGGACTTCAAGGTAATCAAGGATTGCAAGGCACTCAAGGACTTCAAGGTAATCAAGGAAGGCAAGGCACTCAAGGACTTCAAGGTAATCAAGGATTGCAAGGCACTCAAGGACTTCAAGGTAATCAAGGAAGGCAAGGACTTCAGGGACTTATTGGAACTCCTATTCCATGGACAGTAAAAACTGCAAATTACACTGCTGTTGCAAAAGACCAAATACTCGCCAATACCTCTGGTGGATCTTTTACTATTACTTTACCAGCATCTCCATCTTCTGGTGATTATATTCGTATTGGTGATGACAACGATTGGTTTACTAATAATTTAACAGTCGCTAGAAATGGAAGTACAATTGAAGGATTGAGTGATGATTTTGTATTAGATATTAAGGGAATTATAGTTGAGTTTGTTTATAATGGTTCTACATGGCAAGTTTATTCTTATGCTGGTCCAGCGGGCGCTCAAGGTACTACTGGATCTAGTACAAGTGGTGGTGGAACTGGTGATATTTTAGAGATTATGTTATTTGCACTATAAATATTCAAAAACTATAGGGATATAATGGCACTTGCAAAGGTAGGATTAGGAACGGTCACAAGAGTTGCACTTGGAACTACTGCAACTGTTTTGACTGTAGGTTCTGCAAAAACTTGTTATATTCGTTCAATAATCTGTCATAATATTGATACGATAAATTCAAGCACTATAAAAATTCATATTGTTCCTGTTTCTAGTGGTTCTCCTGGGACTGCAAGTTCTATTAATCAACTTGCACAACTTTCTATTCAACCAACAGATACTTATTTCTTCGAACTTGCATATCCTATTACATTAGCAAGTGATAATGATACGGTTCAAGTTTATAACTCAAGTACCACAGATGCAATCAATGTTTTAATTCTTGGCGATAAGGAGGCTTGATAAATGGCAGGTAAAAGTGTAAATTCTATTGGTTCAAAGAATTGGTCACCGGGACCACCAGCAACAAGATATAATGCAAGTGGTAAGAACCGCGAGTTTTATACTTTTGAAAATGCCCCCGGTTTAGGAAATTATGCAACTGGTGGAACCATTATTGACGGTGGTGATGGATACATTTATCATATCTTCACTGGTGATGGAACCTTTGCAGTTAATCGTCCTCCTGCGGTAATTGATAGTGTTGATTATATGATTGTTGCAGGCGGCGGGGCGGGTGGTGCGGGATCTGGCGGCACTATTCCCGGCGGTGGAGGGGGTGCCGGTGGGATGTTATTTGGTAATATTGGTGTTTCTAATGCTCCAGGATCTTATTCAATTTCTATTGGTGGCGGTGGTGCATCTAATGGACCTAATAATCCATCGGCATCAAGACACGGAGTTAATTCCGCAGCATTTGGATTAACTGCCGAAGGAGGTGGGGGTGGTGGAGGTAATGGACCTTTCCCTCTAATAAGTTCGCAGGCGCTCGGGGATCCTGGAGGATCTGGTGGTGGAGCTTTCAGTGCCCCACCCACAGGTGGTAGATCTGGAGGAACAGGAAATACTCCTGAAACTATACCAAGACAGGGATATCCAGGCGCTCCATCATCAATGCCCAACAGTAGCCCCCCGGCTATTGGTGGCGGTGGCGGTGGAGCAGGTGGTGCAGGTGGGCATGAAGCAAATGGTGATCCAGCTGGTCCACCTTTTGTTCCCAGAGGTTATGGTGGACCAGGAAGACTCGTTCCTCAATTTCCAATTCCTATTATTGGGAAAGCAATTCCATCAACAAATTATCCAGTTTGGTACAATGATGTAGCGGAAGGGAGCACTTATTCTGGAAATTCTGGAGGTGGATTATCTGCTGGAGGAAGAGCATGGCCTCCACCATCTAATTCTTCACCACAACTTAATGCTACTGATAATACTGGTCATGGTGGAATTGGTCAAACAACATCTCCAGGATTTAATGGTGGTTCTGGAATTGTTTGCATAAGATACAAAAAAAATGCACCTTACACAAGAGCAACTGGTGGAACAGTAGAACCAAGTACTCATCCAGAACATCCTGGTGTATGGAGACATATTTTTACTTCTCCTGGAGATTTTACTGTTACTGACCCAACACTTCAATGGATTGATTATCTTGCTGTTGGTGGTGGTGGAGGAGGCGGTTCTTATATTGGAGGTGGTGGTGGTGCCGGTGGTTTTGTGTCTTCCATTCATAATTCCACAACAACACCACTTGTAATTCCAGAGGCATATCCTTGGAACCCAGGTTATTCGGTAAGAGCAGGAGAACAATATCCTGTGGGTGTTGCAACTTATCCAATTGGTATTGGAACTGGCGGTGCTGGCGGTAATAGTGCAAATCCTCTACCACAATCCGGATCTCCTGGTCAAAATACAACAATAGGAAATCCAGGAGCATTACAGATTATTGCATATGGTGGTGGAGGAGGTGGTGGATCCATTGTACATGTTAATCCATCCCCACCCGGAGCAAGAATTGCAGGTGGTGCTGGTGGATCTGGTGGAGGTGCTTGTGGGACTAACGGAGCACCTCCACCATTTTATACCGTTAATGGTGGAAGTGCTTCTCCAAGTCCACTAATTCAAGGAAATCCAGGAGCTTCTACGCCTGGTGCAGGGGCCCCCAACGGTGGACTTGGTGGTGGTGCTGCAAGCACCCCCTCAACCCCAACTAACGGAGGTTGGTATTCTGTTTTGTCTCCATCTGCTTATGGAACTCCAGGACCACTTACACCAACTGCAATATATAGATATTTTGCTGGAGGTGGAGGTGGTGGAGGTAATCCTGGAAACGGTACTTCAGGAGGAGCAGGTGGAGGAGGTAGGGGTGGAAGCATTCCAGGAGCTCCAGATGGTCATCCCGTTAATGGTGTAGATGGAACCACCAACACTGGTGGTGGTGGAGGTGGAGGTGCTGAAGAATCCACCGCAATAGGGGGATCTGGCGGTCCTGGCATTGTTATTATTCAATATCCAGAATAAGGAGGTAAAATTATATGGCACACTTTGCACAGATTGGTTATGATAATAAAGTCTTAAGAGTATCCGTTGTAAGAAACGAAGATATTCTTGACGAAAATGGAAATGAAAGTGAAGAAGTAGGAATACAGTTTCTCAAATCAGTTCACGGACCTTTAACAAATTGGTTACAAACTTCATATAACAGTAATTTTAGATGTCGTTATGCTGGTACTGGAATGGTTTATGATAATCAACACGATGTATTTTTACTTCCTCAACCCTATCCTTCTTGGTCTTTAAATACTGAAACTTATGAATGGGAACCTCCAATACCTGAACCAGAACTTACAGAGGAACAAAGAGAATCTGGAAGTTATTATGAGTGGAATGAAGAAACTCAAGAATGGGAATTAAAGACTGCAACTTGAGGTTTTTATAAAAGTGATATATAATGGTGATGAATAAATTATAAGGAGATTGAAATTTGGCATTCCAATCAATATGGTATCAAACTGAGTTAAATCCAAAAATCATAGAAACAATTGAAGAAGACTTAACGGATAATTTTCAACAACAAATGGGAGACTCCAGACTAATGGGAGATGCTCTCAATCGTGATAAAAGAAATTCAAAAAATGCCTGGGTTCCAACAACTCATTGGACTGCTGGATTTGTTTGGCATTATGTTGAAAGAGCAAATCGTGAGAATTTTTTATATGATATAAGAAATATTGATGGGGAGAGTATGCAATTCACTCAATATGGAGTTGGTGAGTTTTATGGTTGGCATAATGATGCCGGTATTGCCGGTCAATATAAACCAGTATCTGTTGGAAATCATCACGAAGGAAGAGCACAAGACTATCTAAATGAGAATCTAGAACTTGTAAGAAAACTTTCATTTGTGGTTCAACTTTCAGATCCAGATGATTATGAGGGTGGAAATCTTCAACTTCTTGCAGAGGATGGTAAGTCTTATTTTGCTCCAAGAAAAAGAGGAACTGTAATTGTTTTTGACTCAAGAACTCAACATCGTGTTCTTAAAGTAACTAAAGGAACTCGTAAGAGTTTGGTCGGGTGGGTATGCGGTAAGAGGTGGTCCTGAAATGGCAGAACAAATGACAGAAGAACAACTCTTCTACCAAGAAAGATTAAATACAGGAACTTCGAAGACCAATAATGAGTTCTTTGAAAAGAATGGATATTTGGTAATTAAGAATCTGTGGGATTCAAAAGAACTTTATCGTCCAGTTCCAGAAGAAAGAGGACAGATTAATTATTGGGGTAAAAAATTAGATCAATTTACCTATCACGAACTTGAAATGCAGGTAGAGGGATCTCTTGCTTGCTATTGGCACCCACAATATCGTTCAATTCATTCTGGTATTCGAATTAAATTAGAAAAAGAATTGGGAAGAAAACTTTATAATACTTATTATTATGATCGTTTTTATTTTCCAGGACAAGAACTAACAAGACACGCAGATCGTGATGCTTGTGAAATTTCTGTAACAACTCATATTAGTACAAATCTTGAGGAACCTTGGCCCATTTGGATCAAAACTCCAGATACTTATGCGGATAAAAAGAAAACAATCATCTCAAAAAGAGGAGAAAATCGCTCAGTAATTCTAAATGCTGGTGATGGAATGGTCTATAAGGGATGTGAAAGACCTCATTGGCGAGATCCTATGCCTACTGAACATACAAGAACTTGGTATGGTAAAAGAGTAGAAAAAGAAGGACTTTATTATCATCAAATCTTTTTTCATTATGTTCTTGCTGATGGACAAAGAGTGCAGTGTGCGAATGATATGGCAAGGTAATAAATAGTAAAAAATGTGATATAAAATGCCAACCAGTTTATCGTCATTTTTAGGAACTACTTATAATGGACTTCAAGGTGTTCAAGGAGCAATTGCTTCTCAGGGATCTCAAGGTCTTCAAGGAGGTCAGGGGATTCAAGGTGTTGGAGGATCATTTAGTACACAAGGTGTTCAGGGTCTTCAAGGTCGTTCTGAAATTGGACTTGCCATACTTTCTTACTTGTCTCCTTCTTAAAATAAAATGCCAACTTCATTAAGTACTTTTTTATCAACTCAAACTCAAGGGACTCAAGGTGTTCAGGGGCGTAGTTTTCAAGGAACTCAGGGTGTTATTGGAAGTCACCAAGGTGCTCAAGGAATTACAGGTGAATTAGTGGGACAAGGAACACAGGCAACACTTGCTAAAAATGCTAAAGGTCTTTCAATGCTTGCTTGGTTGACACCTGGATAAATATAAATATCTGAAAAACTGAAAGTAAATGGCAGCACCAAACATTGTTAATGTTTCTTCTATTGTAGGTATTACAACTTTTGTTGCTAATATTAGTACAGGTTGGTCTGTAATAATTTCTAATCCTGAGTCTAGTAATTCGGTATATAAGGTCAATACATTACTTGCTTCTAATACTACTGGAACTTCTGCAAATATTACTGTTGATTATTTTAGTCAAGCAGCAGGAGCAGGAACTTCCGTTTCAATCGGGACTACAATTTCAGTTCCTGCTGGATCTACACTCGCATTAATTGGAAAAGATACACCTCTTTATATTGAAGAAAATAGATCAATAGCAGCACAGGCAGGAACTGCAAATTCAATTGATATTCTTGCTTCTTATGAGACTATTAGTTAATAAAAATGACTAGAAATATTGGAAACTTTATTGGAAAATCCCCAGATAATGGTGGATTTTTTAATAGTTTATCTCAGCAAGTTCTTATAAAAACAAATATTTGGAATAGAATTGATATAGAAGGAGGAACTCCCCATATTCCAGGAAATGGATATAGATATCATGTTTTTACAAGCACTGGAACATTAACTGTAAATAGTGGTGGTTCTGTTCAGTATCTTGTAATTGCTGGTGGTGGAAGTGGATCTCCTGGTCCCAGTTTTGAAAGTGGAGGTGGAGGTGGAGCAGGAGGATTCGTAAGTACCACAACTACCATTGGACCAGGAAGATATACAATTACCATTGGTGGTTCTGAATCTAATTCTTCTATTGTAGGACCTCCTCTATTTACTTCTATAACCTCTCAAAGAGGTGGTGGGGGGAGCGGTACTGGTAGTGGTTCTCCTGGTGGATCTGGTGGCGGCGGCGCTGGGAATGCACCAATAAATTACTCCGGCGGAGCAGGAAACTCCCCATCAATACCTGCACTACTTGGTGGTCCGCAAGGTAATCCTGGCGGGACCGGCGGTAGTGCGTTTAATCCAGAAGCGAATGCAGGTGGAGGAGGTGGAGGTGCCGGTTCTTCTGGATCGCCAGGTTTGGGAGCTGCACCTCCTGGTGCCGGTGGTGCAGGTGGTGCAGGGAAAACTGCTTTTAGTGGTGATACTGGATTACCTGGTGCCTATGGGATGCCTGGACCTACTGCTGGACGTTGGTTTGCCGGTGGAGGAGGTGGTGGTGGAGATGATGGTTATACTACTCCATCACTTGGTGGATCTGGTGGTGGTGGAAATGGAGGAGGAGCAGACGATTCTGGATCTCCTGGAAAAATTAATACTGGATCTGGAGGTGGTGGAGGAGAAGGTGGTGGATCTGGTGGATCGGGTGGTTCTGGAATTGTAATTTTCAGATACTTATATTCTTAATAGGTAAATTATATGTCAAAGCATCTTGGAAATAGAATCGGATTTGGTGTTAGTACATATTCTGACGGTGGATTTTTTAATCTATCTTCTCAATCTTTTTTACTTAGAAAAAATAAATGGGTAAGTAAAGCAGTTATTGCAGGTGGAACAGTATTAACACCTGGAAATGGATATAAGTATAATATTTTTACTGCCACAGGACCACTTACGATTTCTAATGGTGAAATTTATGTAGATTATATGATTGTTGCTGGTGGTGCAGGGGGTGCTACTGGAAATGGTTCATTTACTGACACAACTGGTGGTGGTGGTGGTGCTGGTGGAGTTTCTGAAGGAACTGTTTTACTTTCTCCTGGATCTTATACTATTTCTGTGGGTGGTGGTGGCGCACAATCTACAGACGGAACCCCATCTTCCATTTCAAACCAGCCAAATGTCAATGTTGTAATAGGTGGTGGAACTGGTGGAGTTTTTCCTGCCCCAAATTCTGGAAGACCTGGTGGTTCTGGTGGAGGTGGAGGAGGAGGAACCTCTTTATTTCATGGTGGAAATGGAACAGGGGATCAAGGAACTCCTGGTGGATACTGTGCTATTTTTTCATTTGCATCAGGTGGTGGTGGGGGTGCTGGTGGTGCTGGTGGTTCTGGAACTTCACCTGGTCCTGGAAATCTTGCTGGTCCTGGTGGAGTTGGTAGAGCAGCATTTTTAGGAGATTCTGGTATTCCACCTTCTTACGGAACCCCTGGTCCTACCCCTGGTAGATTTTTTGGCGGTGGTGGTGGTGGTGGCGCTTCTCCAACTCCTGTTACAACGCCATCAACTGGTGGTGCTGGTGGAGGAGGTGCTGGTGGAAGATCAAGTGCAACTGCAGGGATTAGAAATGGAACTTCAGGAACAACCAACACTGGCGGCGGCGGTGGTGGTGGTGGTGCTTCTCCTACTGGTGGCACTGGCGGTTCTGGTGGATCTGGAATTGTTATACTTCGTTATAAAGCATATACATAATTAAAAAAATAATTTCATACAGTTATGGCACATTTTTCTGAATTAGATGAAAACAATATCGTAAAACAAACAATCGTAGTATCCAACCAAGATACTTCTGATTTAAATGGTGTGGAAGTAGAAGAAATTGGAATAGCATTTTGTAAAAAATTATTTGGGGCAAATACTAAATGGAAACAAACTTCATATAATAATAATTTTAGATGTCGTTATGCTAGTCCTGGAATGACTTATAATGAAGAATATGATGTATTTTTGAATCCACAACCATACTCTTCTTGGATTTTAAATACCGATACATATGAATGGGAAGCACCAGTTTCTCAACCAGAAATTACAGAGGAACAAAAAGAAAATTTTTATTATTATGAATGGAATGAAACTAATTTAAGTTGGGATTTTAAACAAAGAGAAAATCCCGCACAAAATATGGTATAATAATTTTAAAGTTGTAATAAGTATGAGTAATTTTGTAAAACTTGCGTTGGAAAATGGGGGATCTATTCATCCACTTATTATTCCTTCAACAGATTTAAAGGGACCTGCAATAACAAATCCATCAATTTATAATGATAATGGTAAACTCATTGTCAATCTTAGAAATATCAATTACACACTTTATCATTCTGAGAAAAAAACATTTGAGCACCACTGGGGGCCACTAGTTTATATTCACCCAGAAAATGATATGCGTTTGCGTACATGGAATGTAATTGGTGAACTGGATGAAAATCTGAGACTTAAATGGCATACTCATATTGATACTTCTAAACATCCCGATAAAGAACTTTGGGAGTTTGTTGGATTAGAAGATGCTCGTATTTTTAGATGGGAAGGTAAACTTTATACGTGTGGTGTGAGAAGGGATCTTGATACCATTGGCACGGGAAGAATGGAACTTTGTGAGATTGAAATTGTAGATGGCGTGGTTAAAGAACTAAGTCAACACCGTATTCCAACTCCAGGAGATAACAGTTCTTATTGTGAAAAGAATTGGATGCCAATTCTTGATATGCCATATCATTTTGTTAAATGGACGAATGGTACAGAAGTTGTTAAATATGATATTCACACTGGTCAGACAACTCAGGTTGTTATAAAAGAATGGACAGATCTAGGGTGTATTGATCTTCGTGGAGGATCTCAGGTTATTCCTTTTGGTGAATATCGTCTTGCTTTAAATCATGAAACTTTTCTCACCAGAAGTCCCGCAGGCAGAAAGGACGGTACTTACCGCCACAGATTTATTGTTTGGGATAAAGATTGGAATATTGTAAAAGTTTCAAGAAGGTTTTCTTTCTTAGAAGCAGAGATTGAATTTGCCGTTGGTATGTGCGAATATGGTGATGACTATCTAATTACATTTGGTTTCCAGGATAATGCTGCTTATCTTTTGAAAGTTAATAAAAAATTTGTTTCTAATTATATACTTGAATAATTATGGCATCACTAACATCTGAAATAGTAATCTCTTTTTTGAAAAATTTAACTGAAGATCAAAATGATTATGAAGTTTTTATAGAATCCGGAACTAAAGGAGGGACAACTATAATGAATTTGATTTCTTCTTTTAAAGTTCTCCATACAATTGAGTTGTCTGAAAATTATTATAACTTTTTTGACTCTATTAAAAAAGAACAAAACTACACTAATGTAGTAAATCATTTGGGGGCTACTGAAAATTTATTGTCAGATATTTTACAAAGTCTAAATTCTAATGAACGTGTAGTTTTTTGGTTAGATGGTCACTGGTCTTCTTTTGATACTGCCAGAGGTGAAAAAGATTGTCCACTACTTGACGAGTGTTCAATTATAGACAGTACATACAAATCAAATAAAGCTGTTATACTGATCGATGACTATAGACTCTTTGGAACTAACATGGTAGAGGACTGGTCAGAAGTTACTCTGAAAAATGTAATATCATGTTTCAAAAACCATAGTCTTTTCTACTTTATTAGGGATGATATTTTGGCTATTTTGATAGAAAAAAATGTTAACATTTAATTATCTTGGACATTTAGGTAGACTTGGAAATCAAATGTTTCAATATGCTACTCTTTTAGGAATAGCAAATCACAATAATTATGATTACACACTTCCACCAAATTTAACAGATCATATAGAACTATATAAGTGTTTTGAATTGGACAATTTTAGTACAAAAATATCAGATTGGTCTTCATTTGAAAGAATATCTCCAAAGATTCATTCTTTTGATAAAAAATTTTTTGATCAATGTCCAGGAAATGTTGATATACTAGGATTTTTTCAAACGGAAAAATATTTTACACATATAAAAGATACTATCAAAAAGCATTATACTTTTAAAAAAGATATTTTTAATACTTCAAGACAATGTTTTAATCAATTAAGTATTGATAATGAAGTTATTTCATTGCACATTAGAATGACAGACAGCACAGGTCATGACATTATGAAAAATCTTGATCTTGATTATTATAAAAAATCTTTATCTTGTTTTGATAGAGATTTACCAGTAATAATTTTTTCTGACGATGTTGAAACTTGTATGAGGCTAAGTATTTTTCACGGATCTAGATTTTCTTTTTCACAGTCTTCAAGTCATTTTGTAGATTTGTGTATGATGACCATGTGTAAATACCATATAATCTCAAACAGTACCTTTGCTTGGTGGGGCGCTTGGTTATCGGACAGTAACAAAGTTATTGCTCCAAAAAAATGGTATACTGATTATGTCCATAATACTAAAGAATGGCATGAAATATCGCAACTTACTTGGAATCCATATGAAGATGGTACTGTTTGGGAATCAAAAGATGTTTGTCCTGATGAATGGATTTTAATATGAATGTTTCACTAATTTGTGCATGTAAAAATAGAAATGCACCACTTAAAATTTCTCTTTCCTCTTGGTTGTTATTTAAAGAAATAACAGAGATTATTATTGTTGATTGGAGTTCTGACGAATCTCTTAGGGAATTAACTGATTGGGACGAAAGAATTAAAGTCATTAATGTTCCTAATCAAACTTATTTTAATCAACCACAACCATTAAACCTTGCTGCCAATGTTGCAACTGGGGATTATATACTTAAGGTAGACACTGATTATATTTTAAATCCTTACTTTAATTTTTTTGAACATTACAAGATTGATAATGAATCTTTTTTGTGTGGACAGAATGATTATGAGCAAGTAGAAATTAATTCAAGTCCATATTTTAAATATTTAAGAGGTCTTCTTTACATTAGTAGAGAAAATTATTTAAAAGTAGGTGGTTTTAATGAAATTCATACTCAATATTATGCTTATGAGGATGACGAAATATCTCATCGTTTAGAACTTCTTGGATTAAAAAAACATAAAGTAGAATATAATCATAATATTATTCATATTCCTCATCCTGATAAAAAAAGACTAGAAAATTTTGAAGCTTATCATACGGATAAGAACTTAGAAATGAATGTTCGCAATATGCTTTCTTCTTACTATAAAGGTGATGAACTTGAATGGCAAATTGAGTATGTTCTTGCTCAACAGCACATTGAAATAAATCGACAGAAATCTTTGTCCGAAATTGCAAGTTATTATTTTAAATCTGATATTGTTTGGAATTTAGAAAAAGTTACGGATCAATTTTATATTGCTTCAAAAAATTTAAATAATAAGTTAAATAAATTCCCCAAAGCATATTTTATGACTTTGGAGGAAAGTGCAGAAAGGCAAAAAAATATTAAAAATCAATTTTTAGAATATGGAATAAAGATTACTCCAGTAATTTCAAAAAGATTTTCAGAATCTAATGATACTGTTGTCGGAAAATATCTTTTCCAATTAAATTCTGGCACTGCAGGTTGTTGTGTTTCTCATTTGAAAGCAATTAAAAAATGGTATGATGAAACTGAAGACGAATATGCATTTTTTTGTGAGGATGATCTTAGTTTAGAGACCGTTCAATACTGGGACTTTACTTGGGAAGAATTTATAAAAAATCTCCCTAATGATTGGGATGTTGTTCAGTTGGTTACTATTCGGGAAGACTTTGGGAACTTTAAAGTAAGAGAAAGATATTGGGACGATTGGAGTGCTACCGCCTATATCATAACAAGGGATTATGCTAAAAAAATAATAGACAATTATATTAAAGGTGATGTTTACTTTTTAGAGATACCTAATTCTAATGTGATGCCTTTAATTGAAAATATATTATTTACTACTTTGGGTAAATGTTATACTGTTCCTCTTTTTGTAGAAGAAGTTGAATTAGAATCTACATTTACAAAAGAACAAGATAATGACGTTAATGTCGGACAAAAAAGAAATCATTATCATGCAAGTAAATCTGTATTAGAATATTGGAAATCTAAAAACAAAATTAGTTCTCTTGCTGAAAAAACAGAACTTGAAAATCTTTTGGAAGCATATTCTTTAGATACAGAAAATCCAGATCATAATTTTAATCTTGGAGTTTGGTATGAAAATCAAGGACACACTGCCCCAGCTCTCTCATATTTTCTAAGGTGCGCTGAAAGAGCAACAAACTCTGATCCTACTCTTGCATATGAGGCATTAATTCGTGCATCTTATTGTTATGATAAACAAGGTACAAGAGACGGTAGTGCAAGATCATTATTATGGCAAGCACAAATGTTTTTACCAAGTCGCCCAGAAGCATATTTCTTACTGGCAAGATTTGCTCAAAAGCGTGAGTGGTGGCAAGATTGTTATTCAACTGCCGAACTTGCATTAATTCATTGTGATTTTAATCTTCCACCATTAAAAACCGATGTTGAATATCCTGGTAAACAGGGAATTTTATTTGCAAAGGGTGTTTCTGGATGGTGGTGGGGTAAAGTTGAAGAATCTAGATCTTTACTTCTAAATATTTTAAAAGAATATACAGTTTCCGAAAAAGATAAGGATATTCTGATCAATAATCTTGCTAAGATGGGTGTTGAGGTATGATACCAGTTATTGGTGTTCCTATTGTTAATGGAGTTTATCTCCTTGAAAAATTGATTGAAAGTATTGATTATCCTGTAAATCATTTGTTTATTATTAACAATAATGGTAGAGGAGAAATTGATCAAGAATTAGATGAAATATCTAAAAAAAGTCACAAATATATAAACAAGATAAAAGTTTCTCATTTACCTTCAAATCTTGGTTGTTCTGGATCTTGGAATTTAATCATAAAATGTTATATGACATGTCCATATTGGATTATTTGTTCTCATGATATTTCTTTTTCTCCAGGACTTCTTATGGAGGTCTTTGAAAAAATGCAAGATCCTAATATTAAATTTTTAAATTATGAAAAAAGTTGGGAGTGGTTTGCAATCAGAGATACTCTTATCCAAGAGTGTGGTTTATTTGACGAAAATTTTTATCCTGCTTACTGTGAAGATGTTGATTATTTTTTTAGATTAAAAAGTAAAAAAATTCCAATCTCTAAAGTTAAAATAGGACACAATAGAATTAATAATGAAGGAAGTCAAACTTGGAGGAAAGAAAGGTCTTTAGAAAAAAGACTTTCATATTCAAATGAATCTAATATGTATTATATTGTTAATAAATGGGGATATAATCCAGATATTGACGATTCTCCATGGCATATTAGTAACCCATATAAGTTTCCATTTAATAATCCCAATGTTTCGATTTCTGATACTTCATATGATTTAAAATTTATTCGTAGAAAACATTTAGGATTTTAACAATTATGAATTTTACAATTTATTCAAAACAAGGCTGCCCATATTGCGATAAAGTTAAAAACGTGTTAGAATTGACAAAACAAAAATACGTTACTTATACTCTTGACGAAGATTTTAGTAGAGAAGAATTTTACGCAGAATTTGGAGAGGGATCTACGTTTCCACAAGTTGTTTGTAACGATAAAAAAATAGGAGGATCAGTTGACACAATCAAATTCCTCAAGGAACAACAAATCATTAAATCATAACCTAAATAAAAAAGAAAACCACAGAAACCGTGGTGTTGAATTTATTCTTAATGGAGGTAAAAGAAAGCAAACTCAACCATTTCATATTATTTTTGAAAAAATGGTTTGCTTTCTCAATCGGGAAGTAACCGTTTATTTTGAATTTTCCTTTAAATCTAGGAAAAGAAAAGTAGTTTCCCGAGGTAAAAAAAATGTTAGCAGTTAGTTTAGTTTTCGGTTCATTTCTAACAGTTTTATTTTTTATAGTGGGCATTATAAGTGGTTGGGTAGCAAGGGAATATATGATGAACTATCGGGAAATTCCTAGACCTCATCCCGAAATGTTTGATTCGCAAGGTAATTTAATACCTGACGAGGTAATTGCATTTAATTTTGAGAACTATTATGACAACGACGACGCAACAGAAGACGAAGAATAACACAACAAAAACAGTTGAATCTCAACTACAAAATCTACCAGCAAATCCTTTTTTGTTTGAAATTTTTAACTTAATTTCGAAACAAAGATCAAATGCAAAAAAATTAGAAATTTTGAAAAAGTATGAGCACCCTTCAATAAAGGCTGTTTTTATTTGGAATTTTGATGATACTATTATTTCAGTACTTCCTCCTGGAGAGGTTCCATATTCGAGTGTAGGTGAGCAAAATTCATTTAGTGGAACATTAAGTGAAAAAATTAATGATGCTGTATCTAAAATGAATGAACTTGGCAGCTCATCTTTAGGAGCAACAGATCAAGGATATTCTACAATACGTAAAGAATATAAAATGTTTTATAATTTTATTAAGGGTGGAAATGATACTTTAAGTTCTCTTCGTAGAGAAACTATGTTTATTAATATCCTTCAAGGACTTCATCCTCTTGAATCGGAAATTCTTTGTCTTGTAAAAGATAAAAAACTTCAAAATAAATATAAAATAACTAAAGAACTTGTCTCTGAAGCTTATCCCGACATTAAATGGGGTGGGCGTTCGTGAATAAATTGGAGAATGTAATTAAATCTGCTCAAATGGGAGGAACTGAAATATCCATGGAATGGACTCCAGAAGAAAAACAAAATTTACCTCCCAGATATGGTTGTCAAATTTTATTAGAAAAAACTACAATTGAACAAGCAAAAGATTCTTCTTTTCCTAATGACGCATACTTAATTTGGTATATGGTTGATAGTAAAGAATATTTGGATCTTTGTAGAGGAACAAGATCCAAAATTTTTGATCTTTATTATGATAAATTTGGTCCTAGTGTAATTCAAAAAATCGATTTTGGTTATGGTAGGACAAACCCAAAAATTTGGGGATACCGAGCGCCAGAGAAGAAAAAAAGAAAATAGAATGGGTAAGCATTATCTTCTTAATCTTTATGAATGCTCATTCGTTCATTTAAACGATGAGCATTTTCTTATTGATCTATTAGAAAACGCTGCGATTGCCAGTGGAGCAACTGTTTGTCAAACTATTTTTAAGAAGTTTGATCCCCAAGGTGTAACGGTAATTTGTTTATTGTCCGAGAGTCACATTAGTATTCATACCTGGCCAGAAGAAGGTAAAGCTGCTTGTGATGTGTATACCTGTGGAGATTGCAATCCTAAAATTGGATGTGATATTATTATTGAACAACTTAACTCTTCACGTCACACTTTAAGTTATATTGAACGTTAAAACAAAATTCACTTTTAGTTTTCCGGATAGGGGGAAAAATTTTCGGCAAAAATTTCAATCCCCTAAGATTTTATAAAATTGTAACAAATATTACAATTAAACCTTGCTATATAAATGCAATAGGTCTATAATGACCTTACGTTCATCTGGAAATCAGACGGAAGTAAGCCGACGCGGAACGGATCGTTCATTCGCTATTTGCAAATAGCGAACGCAAACGCCGACTGAAGGAACGCTCTTTAACCTAAACCATTAAGGAGAACCCTAATGTCAAAAGTAGTATATCGTGGTGTTGAATATGACACCGAAGTGCGTAAGCAAGAGCAAGCGCAGCAACAACCTCAACAATACAACGAAACCTATCGCGGTGTTAAGTTTGTAAAGGAGGGGCACAAATGAACACTTACTTCGTTCGTTACTTAAAGAAAAAAGCAAAGAAGGAAACCCTTCTCAAAATTGCACAACTGAATATGGCAAAGCAACCTCAAGTTGCTTGATATAAAGGAGGGTTGATTCCCTCCTTTTTTCATAAATATCTAAAAAGATCAAGAATAATGAGGACCTATAAAGAATTTGTTTATATTTTAGAGCAACAGACTGGTGCTAATTTAATGTTTACTAAAAGACTCGGAAGTAGTGGACTTCCAGGATCTACAGCAGTTACTGGTTCTGTTCAAGGTGGAAGACCTGGAGGGACTCAGGTTTCTGCAACAGGAACTTTGGGTAGGGGGACTGTATCTGGTCAAGGCGATAAAATAAATCAAGGTATAACTAAAGCTATAGAAAATCCTGGACAAGCAGCAAGTACTTCAACAATTAGAAAAGGTGCTTTTGGATCATTAAGTGCTAATGTAAGTGGTGGTGGAGCACCGAAACCAGCACCAAAACCAGTACCAAAACCACCTACACAACCAATAAAACCACAATCAGGACAAAAAATACAACCTCCAACAAAACCAACTCCACCAGTCGTAGAGAAACCATCACAGAAACCAACAGTTCCTAGTCTGACTGCTAGAGGATATACTGACGATAGAAATAATCCTTATCCTGGTTCTATTGAACGTGCAGGTCAACTAGCATCAGATTCACCTGACCCAGCAATTAGAGCACAAGCTGGACAAGACTATCAAGCAATGAGATCTCTTCAAACACAATTTAAAAATGAAAGACTTACTCAAAGCACTGGCGTTAAACCAGTAGTTAAACGATCTGATGGCACCTACGGAGTTCAATAGTATATTGGGGGGACTTGATCCCCTCATTTTTTTATGTTAAAATACCTGAAGAGAATAATAACTTATGGACAGAGACAAACTAAAACTGATTGTCCGTAATCTTGAACTCTTGGTTGATTCTCTCAAAGCAGAGGTTTATTCTGATAAAACTGTTTACAAATATACAGAACCAGAAGTAAGAAAAAGACCAATTTTAGATTACGACGAAATTTTTGAGGATTCTGATTTAGATGACCAATAGAGCACAAGAACTAGTAAAGTTGCTTGAGAAATTAACCAAACAAGAGCACCTTTATTCTGCTGAGCAACTGATAGATATGAAAAAACAATTGCGAGTGGTAAAGGAAGAACTTGCAGAACTTGAAGCAAAAACATCAAAAGGATTTGGAAAGAAATGAAACCTATTAAAGCAAAAGATCTTCTTGAACTTGATAAAAATCTTGAAGTAGTAATGCTTCAATGTTATTCTGAACCTGAAAAGGTAATTTATCAGGCAGGTAAATGTGATTATTCAGAAACGCCAATTCATACGCAAACAACTCCTAATACAAATGAGTGTGGTGAATGGGTTGTAGAGCGTTTGTTAAGTAATGAGAAAGGGCACTGGGGACCGCTAGAACACCCTGCGATTACTTTTTCAGTTTCTGGGTACGTTCATAACGTTGCAATGCAAGCAAGGACTCATAGAGTAGGTGTAAGTTTTGATGTTCAATCGCAACGTTATACTGGAAAACGTGTGATCAAAGTGGCAAGTGGTGAATTGAAACCAGAAGATGTCTTCTTTGTTCGTCCTCCAGGTTTCTATACTAATCGTTATGGTAAGAAGTATGATTGGACTCAGGAAGATTATCAAGACGAACTTAACTGGATTGTAGAGGGTTGTAAGCGTTATGCAACAAAATACGAAAAAGGAATGTGTGAAGAGCACATTAGGGACTATCTTGCACAAGCAATTCGTCAGAACTTTGTGGTTTCTTTTAATTTACGCTCTGTTCTTCACATTATGGATTTGCGAGCAAAAATGGACGCACAACTAGAAATTCAAGCATTATGCGAACAGTTTGTTCCACACCTCCAAAATTGGGCACCAAATATTTGGAAGTATTATGAAGAGAAGCGTCTTCATAGAGCACGGTTGAGTCCCTGATAAATAAATTATCTTGAATTTATAACTTTATGCCTATATACCCCATAGTGAATACAAAAACTGGCGAACAGAAACAAGTGGAAATGAGTATCCACGTCTGGGATCAGTGGAAAATAGATAATCCGGAATGGATTCGTGACTGGTCGGATCCTTCTACTTGCCCTTCTCCTGGAGAAGTTGGTGAGTGGAGAGATAAACTTGTCAACAAACATCCTGGGTGGAATGATGTTCTTGCAAAAGCAAGTAAAGCACCAAAATCAACCGTAAAAAAACTCTAATAAAATATGGCAACTAGAAAGAGAAAGAACGAATCTCCAATTGGAATTGGTATGACTGCCAAGCAAATGAGAAGAAAAAAACCAATCAATAATGATATGTTGATTGATATTGATCCTCTTACAGAGAATCAAAAACGTCTTTTTGATTCATATTCTCAAGGAAAACATTTAGTTGCATACGGTTGTGCAGGAACAGGAAAAACATTCATTACTCTTTACAATGCTTTAATGGATGTTCTTGATGAAAGGACCCCATATGAAAAAGTTTATTTGGTTCGTTCATTAGTTGCTACAAGAGAGATTGGATTCCTTCCCGGAACACACGACGATAAGGCAGATATTTACCAAATTCCTTATAAGAATATGGTGAAATATATGTTCCAAATGCCTTCTGATGCAGAATTTGAAATGCTTTATGGAAATCTTAAATCGCAAGAAACAATTAAATTTTGGTCAACTTCTTTTCTTCGTGGAACAACCTTAGATAATGCAATTATTATTGTAGACGAATTTCAAAATTTGAATTTTCATGAACTTGATAGTATAATTACTCGTGTTGGTGAAAATAGCAAAATTTGTTTCTGTGGTGATGCCACTCAATCAGATTTGCAAAAAACTAATGAGCGAAATGGAATTATTGATTTTATGAAAGTTTTAAGATCTATGCCTTCAATCGACATTATTGAATTTGGTGTAGATGATATTGTACGTTCTGGATTTGTTAAGGAATACATTATTGCAAAAATTGAGTCGGGATTTTAATGTTTAAACATATTGATTTGAATTTACCTCAACTTGAGAGGGAGACTATAGACGGTGTTCGTTATTATAAAGTACCAGATCTTGAACAACTACTTAGGCTTGTTTCAATTACTTCAGTAACCAGTCATAAAAATCGCCAGTTTTTTGCTAACTGGCGTAAAAAAGTGGGTGAGGAAGAAGCAAATAAAATTACCAAACAAGCAACTAGTCGTGGTACTGATATGCATACTTTGGTAGAACACCACCTTAAGAATGAAAATTTACCAGATGTTCAACCACTGTCAGAATTTTTGTTTAAAATTTCTAAACCAGATTTAAATCGTATAAATAATGTTTATGCTCTTGAAAGTTCCTTATACAGCAAAATTCTTGGAGTAGCAGGAACTGTAGATTGTATTGCAGAGTTTGACGGTGAATTAGCAATAATAGACTTTAAAACATCTAAAAAACCAAAACCACGGGAATGGATTGAACATTATTTTGTTCAGTGTGTTGCTTATGCATGTATGTTCTATGAACTTACTGAAATTCCCGTAAAAAAACTTGTAATTATTATGGCTTGCGAAAATGGAGAATGCGTCGTTTATGAAGAAAGAGACAAATCAAAGTACATCAAACTACTCACCCAATATATTAGAGAGTTTGTTAGAGATAAATTGGAATCATATGGAACATAATAAAGAATTAGAACAAGCAATAGATAATAAGTTTTTAACGCCTTCAAAATTTGCACTAGAAATTGAAAAAATAGTGTCTGAAGAAAATATTAATTACATTGACGCTATAGTTCATTACTGCGAACTTAACACTCTTGATGTGGAGTCTGTTGCAAAACTTATTTCAAAACCTTTAAAAGAAAGGTTAAAGTGGGACGCAACTCGTCTTAACTTTATGAAAAAAACATCGCGTGCTAAATTGCCTTTATGATTGTGACTCCTTTTGAAACTTATCAACATTATTTGTCACTCAAAAATCATTTTACAAATCCAAAATACGACTTCTTTAAATATGGTGCTAAGACTCGTGCCAGTATCACTTCGTTCAACAAGCGTCGTGACAAATACTGGTTTGAAAAAACAAGTCGCAAGTATAAGGACGAAGAAATTGTTAATTTCTTGGTTGCAAACTTTGTAGAATCTACTAGCGTAAATCAAATATGGATTGGAGAAATTATCAATTCTGGAGAAAGGACTTACGCAGATTGGATGCGGAGACAACAGAGTTTGACTTACTTGTTCAAAGAGCAAAGCAACGAATTGTTCTCGGAGATCAAATTAGAGGATGTCTTGAACTGTTCCAAAGGACATCCACCAGTTCTCAAAAGATTTCTAAGCGGGAAGTTGTCGTTAGAAACTTTAACTATCTACGAAAAAATATTCCATTTCTCAACAGATTTTGATAAAAATCTTCTTGACCCAGTATGGGAAACCGTAAGTTTAAAAATCAAAAAATATTCTCCTTTTCTAAATATAGACGTATTCCAATTTAAACGCATTTTACGGGAAATTGTAAATGAGTAACTTTTTTGATTCTGATATTATTCAAGAAGAACTGAAAGAAATTAACAAGTTACAAGAACAGATTTACGGAAGTATTCTCACTTTCGGTATAATGCCCCGTGAAGACAAACTGGAACACATTGAAAAACTGTCCCTCTTGCTAGAAAAGCAGAGAGTGATGTATACTAGGTTATCTCTCTCAGACGACCCTAAAGCGGTTGAGATGAAAGAGAATCTACGCAAATCAGTTGCAATCATGGGATTTTCCCCTGAAACTGATATGCAAGTTTTATTCACTAGTATGACAAAAACAATTGAATCCCTCAAGAAGTACCTTGACTGATCCCCCAAATCCTGTTATACTATCCGAGTAATCCCCCGAATCCAAACTATCCGAGGTATCTAAATGGCATTTGCCGATCTTAAAAAGCAATCTAAACTTGGTTCTCTCACCGAAAAACTGGTGAAAGAAGTCGAAAAAATGAATAGTTCTGGCAGTTCTTCCGACGAACGTGTATGGAAGTTAGACTGTGATAAGAGTGGGAATGGATATGCAGTAATCCGATTCCTTCCTGCTCCCGATGGAGAAGATCTTCCTTTTGTGAAGGTTTATTCTCACGCATTCCAAGGTCCTGGTGGTTGGTTGATTGACAACTGCCTGACAAGTATCAATCAAAAGTGTCCCGTCTGTGAGCACAACTCTGGTCTCTGGAACAATGGTACTGATGCTGGTAAAGAAGTTGCTCGTAAGCAGAAGCGCAAACTGACCTATGTGTCTAACATCTATGTGGTAAAGGATCCTGCTAATCCTTCCAATGAGGGTAAGGTGTTCCTCTTCAAGTACGGTAAGAAAATCTTTGATAAGATTACCGAAGCAATGCAACCTGAGTTTGAAGATGAATCTCCCATTGATCCCTTTGACTTCTGGCAAGGTGCTAACTTCAAACTGAAGGCAAAGAACGTTGCTGGTTATCGTAACTATGATTCCAGTGAATTTGCTTCTCAAAGTGCTCTTCTTGATGATGATGACGCAATGGAAGCAATCTGGAAGAAGCAGTATTCTCTCGCAGATTTCATGTCTCCTAGTGAATTCAAGACTTATGAGGAACTGAAAAAGCGTCTTAGTTCTGTCCTTGGAACCAAGAATACACGTATTGCTGAAGAAGTTGAAGATGAAGATGATTATCGTGGTTCTACAAAAGAACTTGATGATGATCTTCGTGCAGAACTTAACAATCTTCAACCTACCCGTCGTGCTACTGCACCCGTAGAAGATAATGAGGATGATGATGCACTTTCCTACTTCGCTCGCTTGGCAGAAGACTGATTATCTGCTATAATACTGGGGAGGCAACGGTCTCCCCTTTTTTTATGAAATCTGACTATTATATTGACCGTATCGCAAAAAAGCAGGCAGAAGAACTTCTACTAACTTATCATTATCTAAAAGATTTTTCTAAGGGATTTAAGTCTGGTTATAACTACGGTCTCTTTAAGAAGAATGAGTTTTCACCCCTAAACATTGGTGGATTGTTGGGTGTTTGTATTTTTACTGGACTTCCAGTACCTGAAGTAGCACAAGGAGCATTTGGATTAGAAAGAAATGAGCAAGAAGGATTATTTGAACTTTCACGACTTTGCATCCACCCCGAAACTCAAGGAAACGAGTATAATATCACTTCTTGGTTTATTTCAAGATCGATTAGACAGTTACGGAAGGATACTGAAGTTAAAGCAATCATCTCTTACGCTGATAGTGATTTCCATAATGGTACAATCTATCGCGCTTGTAACTTTAAGTATTGTGGACTCACAGACGCAAAAAAAGATTTCTACTATGCAGACGGAACTAAACACTCTAGAGGCAAAATTAAAGGTGCTGAAGGAGAATGGAAAGACCGCTCCCGCAAGCACCGATATGTGATGGTTTTTGATAAGAATCTAGAACTCTTATGGTGATTTAATTCTAATATTATCTGCTCTTTTTAATCTATCATCAACATATTGAGTTGAATCGGAATATAACATTAATTTTCTACTATCATTTAAAAATTGTTGTAGATATTCTCTTCTCAAAACAAATATATTTCTTTTATCGTCATTTTTTCTAACTTCATGCTCATAGTTTGTAACTAAAGTGGTAACATTATATTTTGTTATGATTGTTTTTAATCCACTATCATAAAATTTCACATAAGAAGTATTTGGTTCAATATCAGTCGATGGTCTTGGAGATTTGAAGTTTTTATCTACAATTAATTTTTCTGGTAAAATTAATCTACCTTTAGAATCTTTTACTTCTATTGTCTCATAGAATCTGGCATCATTTAAAGAATTGCCATAAATTTTTTCAGCGTAAAGAAAAATATCCTTGTCTGATAAAGGCCATTGATCCCGAATATTGCGAATATCTGCACTAATTAAAACCACCCAATCAAGATCAGAATCTCCATATAATTCTTCTGCAACATTATCTGGACGATCTCCGTCTCTGATTATATACTTGTTAAATGCAGTTATATAGTTTTGAATATCTTCTCTAATTTTAACTCTTTTAAATATATTTTTTACAGTAATATATTCTGAAGAAGAATTTCTATCAGATAAAGGTGAGAGATATTCTAAATCTGGAAGTTCTCTGAAGTATCCCATTTTAGTATCCTACTCCTTTTGTTCCACCAGACCTCTTATACGTTAAGTCTGTTCCAGAAATTGGTTTATCTGTTGCTTCATCGTTATAATCACTATCATAAATTGGAGATAGTTCTTTAAATGTCAAATCCATAATTATAGAGATTGGAGTTCCATCTGCATAAGTTGCATAAACATTTTCACCAGTGTAGTTTACACCCATATCAGTTAAAGCACATTCTTTAAATTTATTTAAAAATGGATGATCAGTATTTCCTTTTCTATAAGTAAGTTCAAAAATATTTGGAGTTTCTAAAAATGCAGCATAAACTTTTGGTGCCATATTTCTTTTAAAAGATCTTATGATAGATTTTATTTGAAGAGATTCATTTTCATCTCTTGGAGTCATTTTAAAAGAAAATCTAAAAGATCTAAGAGTTACATTGTTAAAAAGTAACTCCATATTTGGATTAAATATTCTACCTACCGATCTTGCTAATATTTGATCCGGTGAAACATTTGCACCAAAAACATTTACCGCTTGAGAGGCAAAATATCTGTTAACTGCTAATCTTGCATCATCATCTTCAATAAGAGTATTTAATGTAAGACCAGCATTTGCTCCTATTTGATCGACTAATTTTTCTGGAGCTATAATGTTTCCTTCATTTATAGTCTTACTAACCAATCCTGCTGCTGCTGCTGCATAAGAATTTATAGTATCGTCACCATATCCAACAGAATTACTATCTTGAATATTTGAAGGCATAGGCAATAAAATAATTCCGTCATCAACTAATTCTGCTACAGACGAAGCAGTTGCTCCAACATCTGTCGCTTTTCCTATTCTTCTTCTAGAACTAGGACTTGTTAGTGTAGGTAATCCTCCAGCAACGTATTTTTTAATTGCAATTTGCAAATAATCTGTTGTTTCGGTTATTGCTTCGTAAGGATATCTTAGAACAGTAGTCATTATCCTTTTTTAATTATTTAGTCTGATTTTTTTAAAAGGAAGAGCTTGTGCGTCTTTTAGTTCTTCTGGATAAATTATATGCAAAGGACCAATTATTTCGTTCCATGTATATTGTCTATGTCCCCCCCAATGAAAATTAATTCCTTTAAATCCCCATTGAAACAATTCAGTAATTGCAACTAGTGGATATTCGTCATATCTAATGTTTGAAGTTTTGGGGCGATATACAAACGTGTAAAATTTTCCTACACTTGGACTTGTTGTTGTTTCTTTAAGGACTTCTAATAAACTTAACATTATATCATCAGGATCTTCAGTGCCAATTAGATCGTCATAATTTTTACGAAGACGATTGTTTTTATCGTCAGTTGGATTATTTCTTTCTTTTAAAGTTTTTCTTGGCATTATTTAATACCTAATTCATTTTCGGTTAAAACTTTAAATTCGTATCCACGATCTAAACACCAGTCTTTTGCCGCTTCCCATTTTGCTTGATTTTTTGCATATTCATAAACTTCATATAAGTATCCTTTTGTTTGTCTTTTTGGTTTTGGTGGAGGAGTCATTTGCTTTTTTGGTTTAATCTCAATCATATACTTTTTAATTGAACTATTTTCTTCTTTTACTTTAATAAGAAAATCTGGAAAATACCTATGAGGTTTATTGTCTAATGGAGATCTATACCAAACAAACATTTCTTCATTAGACCATTCTAAAACATTTTCATTTGTGTCACAATAGACCATGAATTTTCTTTCCCACAAAGATCTGTATATAATATTTGTGGGATCTCCAGCGTATTTGTTGGGATATGTTGGTTTATATTTTCCTTTATATGACATCTAAATAACATTAATAGACCAATATTAGGTATTTAGAAATGCCAATCCCGTCAATTAATGCTCTCACAATGCTAAGTGGTAGAGAGCAATTTGGCAACGTTGCGAGAACTAATCAATTTCAAGTTTTTATTGAAAATGGATGGGGAACTAGTGGTTCTACAACACCTTTTTTAGAACACCTAAAAAATACCACTTTGTATTATGGAATTGATTGGACTGCAACATTTAAGAAAAAACTTTCTTTATTGTGTTTTGACGCAAATCTTCCTGCCTCTACTTATGCAACTGCAGAAGTAAAAGATAATTTTATGGGAGTTGCTCAAGAATTTGCACATACTAGAATTAATACCGATATTGATTTTAGTTTTTATGTTGATAGTAACTATTATGTTTTAACATTTTTTGAGGCATGGATGGATTATGTTTCTGGAGGAAATAGCAAAAAGGATCCATCAACTGGAGATCCTGTTCCAGATGAACCAAGTTTATACGATAATAATATTAATCCTTATTATAGAAGATTTAATTATCCAAAATTTTATAAAAATCAATCTGGAGTTTATATTAAAAAGTTTGAAAATAACTGGGATGTTGAAGGAACCACAAATATAACATATCAATTAATTAATGCATTTCCAAAATCTATTGCCTCTATTCCTGTTACTTATGGTGAAGCAGAAGTTATGAAAGTAACGGTAACAATGAATTATGATCGTTATAGATTGTATAGAGAAATTGCAGGACCGCCAGTTGTTGGTGGTGCTCTTAAAAATTCTGATGGAACTTGGACAGTTCAACTTATCATTGCTGGAGATGTTATTACTAAAACAGTAAGCAATACGGTATATCAGACTAAATATGCTTTACCACCAGTACCATAAATAATTGCAACTGATTTGTGTAGGAAATTATGCCTTTACCAAAAATTACAACACCAACTTATGAGTTGGAAATTCCCTCTACTGGAAAAAAGATTAAATATCGTCCTTTTTTGGTAAGAGAAGAAAAAATTCTAATCATGGCATTAGAATCTGAAGATATGAAATCAATCACAGATTCTATTGTCCAGATACTAAGCGAATGTATTCAAACAAAAGGTATAAGTATATCAGAACTTGCAACTTTTGATATTGAATACATTTTCTTAAACGTTAGAGCAAAATCAATTGGTGAAAAAATAGAAGTTAATGTAACCTGTCCAGACGATGGAGAAACACAAGTATCTACTGAAATTGATTTAGATACGATTAAAGTTCACAAAGAAAAAAATCATTCTAATATCATTAAGATAGACGATGAATTGTCAATGAAGATGAAGTATCCTTCATTGGAACAATTTGTTGAAAATAATTTTGAATTTCAAGAATCTAATATTGATGTAGATAAATCTTTGAATATGATTGTTTCTTGCATTGATATGGTATATACACCAGAGGAGTGTTGGTCGGCTTCTGATTGTACCAAGAAAGAATTGGTAGAATTTGTAGAGCAAATGAATACCAAACAGTTTAAAGAAATTGAATCTTTCTTTACAACTATGCCAAAGTTAACTCATAAGGTAGTAATTAAAAATCCCAAAACTAAAAAGGACAATGAAATCGTATTGGAAGGGTTAGCAAGTTTTTTCAGCTAATGATGTCTCATACTAGTCTTGAGGCATATTATAGAATTAATTTTTCCTTGATGCAGCATCATAAATACTCTTTGACAGAACTTGATAACATGATTCCTTGGGAAAGAGAAGTTTATGTATCTCTCCTTCAACAATATATTGAAGAAGAAAACGCAAAGCAGAGGCAGTAAGTGGCAATAGGAAAACAACCATTTTTTAAAGCACCATCAGTACCTAAAATGGGGAAGAAGACAGTTTCTTCTTCTGTGTTTTCCAACGTTTCTCAACAAGTAGAGCAGAAATTTAAAATATCACCTTTTAGATTTCTTCAACCAAAGCAACAAAATATTGTTGCTCAAACTGAGTTATTGCAAACTAAAGTAGAACAATCTACAAAAAATGATGGAATTATAAATTCTACTTTAACAATAACAAATAGAGTTTTAGAAGGAGTACAAAAACAACTTTTCTCATATTTTTCATCAATAGAAGCAGAAAAGAAACAAGCACTCGCTGCGTCAAAAGCTTCCGCTAAAAAAAGAAGAATAGGAGCAAAAGAACAGAGTATTGAAGAACCAAATAAAATTAATCAAATAATTGGAAAAGCTTTTAGTAAAGTAACTGCACCAGCAAGATCTATATTTAGTAAAATACTTGAATTTTTTAGTATTCTTCTTACTGGAATACTCGTTAATAGTGCTTGGAAATGGTTACAAGATCCAAAAAATCGTGAAAAAGTAGGAAAATTTTTCAGTTTTATTGCAGAGCACTGGAGATGGATTGTTAGAGTATTAGTTCTTGGTAAATTATTAGGATTTTTATATAAAGTTTATCGAGTTGTAAGTGGTCTTAAAAAAGGTGTTGATTTATTAAGGAAAGGTTGGGATCTTCTTAATAAAAGTAAAAAAACTAGTGGTCCTGGTGGCGGTGGAGGAGGTGATCCTTGTAGACCATTACTACAGTGCATGGGAAATCCTGCTTTCTCTGCTAGATTTGTTGCTGCTTCAATCGCAGCATTTATTGCTAATCAGCAATTAACAAATCATATTAAAAATGTAGCAAAAGGATTACTTGTTCCAGCACCTCCAACTCCAATACCTGCTGTTCCGCCAGTAGTACCACCTACAACTCAAAGACCAACATTACAACAACAATATCGTCAATCAAGGCAAGGTGCTCCTGCTGGTGGTTATTCTGCAACAAACGTGCAAGCGGCCCAGCAGGCAGCAGGATCAACTCCCGCACAAAGTTCTCAGCAACTATCAAAAACATGGGATCAAGTTAGATCATTATCAAATGATCCGGAAATTCAAGTAATTCTAAAAACATCTGCTTTATTAACTTTTCTAGACGGACCAGTTCCATTTGGTGACCCCCTTGCCGTAGGAAATCTATTAAGGATATTACCAAAATTAATTCAGGTAATGACAAGACGCGGCATGGCAGTTGCTGCGTCAAAAGGTGGAACAATACCAAAAGAAGCACCAAAGAAAAAGTGTGATACTTGTTCATTATTACCAACTTTCTCCCAAGGAGGAACAGTGGGTGGTCCAGGATCTGGAAATGTAGATAGTGTTCCAACTATGCTTGCTCCTGGTGAAGAGGTTATTCGTACTTCTGCTGCAATGTTATTCAGACCACTATTGAAAGATATTAATGATAACGCTGGTAGAATGTGGCAGGCATTTCAGTCTGCTATTGACCTACAAGAAAGAAATAATTTTTCTCAACTTTCAACTACTGAAAAATTTAATAAATTACTAGATGCTTTTAATAAAGAATTAAAAGGTTTAATTCAAAAAGAAAAAGTTAAAGAATTAAAAAACAATTCAAGTATTTTTGGTCCAGGAAAAACTGGTAATATTCCAGCACAAGAAGGAACTGGAAAGGAAGGACCATCTGATATTCCGCCAGGAGATTCTAGATTAAACGAATTAATTGAACCAGTAAGTAAAGATTCCCCTTTACCTTCACCAACTACTTCTCCATCAACTCCTTCTCCTTCTTCTTCACCTTCTCCTTCCCCAACCAATACTCAACCTACAGGAGAATCCAGACAATCACAAGAACCTTCTACAAAACCAACACCAAGAATTCCTACAGTTTTCCAACCAACCCCTCCACAAACACCATTAGAACCAGTAAAACCTCAGCCACTTCAAGTTATACCTTATAAATCACAGGAACAATCTTTTATAAATGTTGATCAAACTGTAAATAAATTTGTTACTGCAAAATCAAAGCAAATATCTCCAGAAACTTTTAAAAAACCAGTTAAGAAAACTAATATTTTACCATTCCAAATGCCACCAATTAATTTGGCAGGGAATGTACAAAATAATATGAAAGGTTCTATGCCAGATCCTTCTAGTGGTTCTGCAACAGACGTTCCTTCAATATCTTCCTTTGATCCTAACAATTTTTATGTATCTTGGACTCCATATGAATACGGTATGATAACTTAATATGGACTTAAAATCAGTTAAAAAACTAAAATTAAACGTTACTAATATTCGAAGTACTTTATTCTCTTATAATAAGAGTTTAAAGAAACTTAGATTAGATCAATCTTCTTTTGCAAGAAATGAATTAATAAAACAAAAAAGAGCAGAAAAAGAGCAAAACATAGAAAAAAAACCGTCAAGATTATCAACAGCAATTGAATTTGCAAAATCAAGATTACTTAGCGCACCTATTAGTATTTTTGATAAAATTAAAGAATTTTTTGGTGTTGTTTTAATAGGATTGTTAATTAGCAATCTTCCAAGAATTATTAAAGGATTGCAGAAGTTTTTTGGTGATAATCCATGGATTATAACTGGAATAAAAGAAACGATTAATAATGTTGGAATTGGATTATCTAAACTTATTGAAGTTGTTCAAATGATAGCAGAACCAACATATAAATTTGTGGCAAGAAATAGAAACGAAATTGAAGGATTAATTAATAATATTGATTCTCTTCTTACTAATATTGAAAATGGATTAATAGGTCTAGTTGGGAATGCCATTATGGGACCTCCACCTCCAACTGTAAATAGTCCTAATTATTCTAGTTTTGTTGCTGGTGGAGGAAAAGCATCTGTTAAACAAGGAAGATCAGTTTCTCAAGTTATTAAACAAGGACAGCAGAATATTTCTAGGTTTAATTCTGGTCCAAGAGCACCAACTCCTGCACCTTCTTTACCATCACCTGTAGCTCCACCTGCACTACCAATTCAGTCTTTTGCAAAAGGAGGAACAGTTCAACCAGTTTCTTCAAATGTAAAATCACGAGGAAAAGTTTCTTCTCAAACTAAAAAATCACCATTCAGTAAACCTGGAGGAACACCAAGTGGGAGAAAGGCAATAAAATCCACAGAATCTTTTGAAAAATTTAAATCAAATACTGTAAATAAATTAACTGACATAAAAGTTCAAAAAGATAATAATAATCTTTTTGAAGGTTTGATTGAAAAATTTAGACAATTAAAATCATTAAAAGGAGATAAGGATACAAAAGGTGGTGGAGGTGGCGGCGGCGGTGGTGGTCCTAGTGGCGGAGATTATCAGGGTGAAGTAAGTGTTTCAAGTGATAGTCCAGATTTTTGGTTACTATCTACCGTTGCTTTATTTGAAAGATCAAGTCCACAAGGAGCTGCTGATGTTGCACAAGCAACATATAATAGAGTTGCCGCACCTGGTGATCCTTGGAAAACTGGTGGTAGTATAAGAACTGCTCTTTTAGATCCTGGTCAATATACTCCCGTGAGCAATTATGGTGGACCATCTGCTTGGGGAAAAATAGTTGATAAAAAATCTGCGGTGGAGTTTGTTGAAAAAAATGGGAAAAATAAAAAACAGTTAGAAACAGTATCTTCTGCTTTATTGGATTCTAGTAGACAATCTTCTGCAAGAACATTTGTTGGACCAAGAGACAGTTTTAGAGCAACAACAAGCGAAAATATAAAGTATGATCAATTAGCAAATGACACTGAAGTTAAAAGAGATGGTCATATTTTTGGATTTGAGCCTGGTGGAGCGCAAATTGAAAAGTTTAGACAAGGAAAATTACAACCAGCTGTTGTTAACAAACAAGTCAGAGGAACTGTAACACCAACTGCACCACCACCAAAGCAAAAGGGTGATATAATATCAAAAGATAAAACTGTTGTTGTCGAAGGTGAGTTTAGATTAAGACCAGATGCTGCTGCTGCATATAAGAGAATGAAAGCAGATGCTAAAAAAGAAGGTGTAAATATTAGTTTAGAGTCTGCTTGGAGAGATAGTAGTGTCCAAGCATATCTTTATGATTTATTCATAAGAGGATTGGGAAATCTGGCAGCTCCTCCTGGTTCATCCGATCATGAAAGAGGAATTGCTATTGATCTTAGAGATGGAATTCCTTGGGCACAAAAAAATTGTCTTAAATATGGTTGGTATAATTCTGGAATGAATTTTTCACAAAAAGAACCTTGGCATTTTGATTATCGTGGAGGAGGAATAACACAACCACAGCAACAAAAACCAAAAATAGTATCAACAGTTAAACAACAAGAATTAGATAAGTTAAAAACAGTAATTCAGTCTAAACCTGGAAGTAAAAAATCAGTAAATATAGATGGGGTTGGAACTTACATACGAGGAACAAATGTATTCGGAATGCCAGAAGACAAATATTTTGATGATAGTGGAAAACCAATAACAAAGGATGAGTTTTATAATAGACTTGAGAAAGCAAAGAAAAATAGCAATTTAATTTCTAGTTCTTCTGTTCCATTTGATGTAAAACAACTTGAAAGAAATAATTTGCAAATGGAAGAGGAAGATGGATCTTCTAATATTTTGATTGCTCAGCAACCAATTTATCTTCCTGGACAACCAATACCAATGCCATATCCAGTTGTTCAAAAAACTATATCTTCTTCAAATACAGTATCATATAATCCAGAATCTTTAGTAGCAAGGGGTTTAGTATAAAATGTTAAATGCTTCAAAATCTTCCAGATATTCTGAAATTAAAATTAATAAAAATGGTAAAGAAGTTTCCTTAGAAGGTAGGACGGTTAGTTTTAGTTACTATGAGAGTTTACTTTCTCCACATATAACTGCAAAAATAGTTTTTGTAGATTCTGGAAATGCATTGCAGGCAGAAAAAAAATATGATACTCAAGAAAGATATGGAACAATAGTATCTTCATTACCAGTAAGAGGAAGTGGAGATGAAGAAGTTTCTTTTAAAATAGAAAGCAAACTTGGCAATTTAGATTTTACTTCTTATCCATTGATAATAAATTCTAAACCATCTCCAGCACAAGAATCTACCAGACAAGTTGTTACATTGAATTTAGTTTCAAAATATGCGATTGATAATGAAAATACTAATATTTACTCCAAATATTACAATAGCATATCAGATTCCGTAAAACAAATAATTACTAATGATTTAAAAATTCCTTCTACTAAAATATCTCAAATAGAAACGACAAAAAATTCAAATGCATTTAGTGGAAATTCAAGAAGAGCATTTGACGTTATAATATCATTGTGTCCAAAATCAATACCAATAGATGGAAGTGCTGGATACTTTTTTTGGGAAACTCAAGAAGGATTCAATTTTAGATCAATTGATAGTTTAGTTTCTTCTCCTGCAGTTGAAACTTATCAATATTATAATGTTGGAAATGCAAGTTTGGATAATGACGATAATGATTATAGAATTTTAACTCAACCACAATTTGTAAAAGATCAAAATCTTCTTGATTTGCTGAGATCTGGAACATTAAGATCAAAAAATATTTTTCTAGATCTTTCTACAGGAAAATATGAAGAGATATTTACAAATATAAGTGGATCTGGAATCAAGGTTCTTGGTGGAAATCAAGAATATTCTTCAAATTTATATCCAACTTCTGATAAAAAAGTGTTTAGTAGAACTAATCATTTTATTTTAGATACTGGTAATATGGAAAAGGAATTAAGTACAAAACTTAATAATGATCCTCGTCAGTATCTTGCAGTTTCTGCTATGAAATATAATATTACAATAAGTCAAGTTTTAAATGTCATTGTACCATGCAATCCTAATTTAAAAGCAGGAAATGTAATTAACTGTGAATTTGAAAAGATAACACCGAGCAGTAAAAATTCTGGATCAATAGATGAATCTCAAAGTGGAAAATATTTAATTCTTCATTTGTGTCATAATTTTGATCCAAATAGATCTTTTACTTCACTTACTTTAGTTCGAGATACATATGGAATATATACAAGTGGAGGGAAAATATAAAAATAATGTTTAAACCAGGATTTTTTGGTAAAAACCCCCCAAGATGGTGGATTGGTCAGGTTCCATTGGGACAGACTGATAATAAAACGGAATCTATAAAATGGGGAGACAGAGTTCAAGTTAGAATAGTTGGATATCATCCAATGGAGGGTAATATTCTTCCAGATGAAGATCTCCCTTGGGCAATTATTTTAAAACCCTCTTCCCAAGGTACACTAAATAGAGGATCAACCGCTATTATAGGTGGTGAATGGGTAGTTGGTATTTTTCTAGATGACGATTGTGAAAGACCTTTAATTATAGGTGTAATTGGAAGATCTAATCCTGGATATGAATGCACCCTTTCTGATCAACAATCTCAAAAAAGTACAGAGTTTAAAACAACATTATCATATTGGGGTTCAATAGTAGCGCAACCATATCATTTAGCTTCTGGTCAAAAACCTTCCGATAAACCTCTTGTTCCACCTGAAAATTTATTTCCTGGTAAGTAATTATGGCAGAATTAATCCCAAATGCACTTAATTCAGATCTTCCAAATTATTGGAAAGATCTAAGTGGGATTGATTTTAATGTCAAGATAGACGAAACTTTTTATGGAAAAACCCAGCATTATTATACAACTGCTTCATATGAACAGTTTAAAATTCTTTCAGAATATGAATGGAATTTAGGTGATCCTTGTGGAGAAGGAACACTTGGAGAATTAAGTGTAAATTTAAACAACTTTTTTACTTTTTTAAGAGGCATACAGCAATATAGTAGTACTTATATTAGAGGATCAATTAATATGATCCAAAATGTTGCTGCAGAAATATCCAAAGTATCCGAAGCAATTGCAGCAATTTTAAAAACTTTAATTCAAAGAGTTAGAAACTGGATATTAAATAAAATTAGGGAGTTAATTGACAAAGCATTAGAGTCTCTTTTAACTCCTAGAACAAGACAAATAAAAGAAGGTCTTTTACAACAAATAATAGAGCAACTTGCATGTTCTTTTGACGATATTATTGATGGATTAGTTGATTTTGTTGGAGACTTTTTATATGCATTAGTCGGACAAATCATTCAAACACCATTATGTGCAGTTGAAAATTACTTAAATGCAATGTTGAATAGACTTTCATCTGACATTGAAGATTCTATTCAACCATTTTTAAATCAATTAAATGATGTTTTAGGACAAGCTTTAAGTATTGTTGGACAAGTAGATAGTATTATTAATAAAATTCTTGGATATGAAGCATTTTTCTGTGCTCGCCCAGAATGTCCAGAGGTAAAAAACTTTAAAGCAAGTATTTGGGGAGGACCAACTCCTTCTGCAATTGCAAACTTTTCAAAATTTACAGCTTCTCCTACTGGTTTTGTTGATACTGCAACGACAAAAGCAGAAGAATGGTTAGCAGACTTTTTTGGTCCAGATTCAAACACATCACAATCCCCTGGAGCATGTTATACTGGAACGTTTAAATGTGGATTGCCTCAAGTTGTTATATTTGGTGGAGGTGGATCAGGAGCAGCTGCAAATGCAGTTGTGAATGCAATTGGAGAAGTTATTGGAGTTAATTTATTAGATGGTGGATCTGGTTATACCTCCCCTCCTTTTGTTTCTATAGTTGATCCAGGTGGTTGTGGGATTAATGCAAGTGCAACTGCCATATTGTGCCCACCGTCTTCAACATCTAAGTCTTCTGTTGTTAGTGGATATCGTGGTCCTGGCATTTACTTAAATTTAATAAGTGCTAAATCTTCAACAGTTGTTACTGGATGGAATGGTGCAGGAATTTATTTAGATTTAACTTCTGCAACTCCAATTGATTCTGTAGGAACAGTTGTTGTAACATTTACTTTGACCAAATCAGCATTATTTGTATATTCAGTTAGTATTCCTGGAACTACAATTAGTGGAGCTAAAATTCCACCTCTCCCATATCCCTCAGCAGATAATGTTCCAGTGCAAATATCTATGAATTTAAAAGCTGGTGAAATTTATGGACCAATTGTTAAAACAGGTGATCCTGGAACATTGTATGTTGGGGATCAAGTTGTTGCTGGAGTTATCAATAGTGGATCATTAACGAACACAAGCATTGTGGTTGAGACAGGTGGTGACGATTGGAATGATTATGTTATTTCAACAAACGGAGGGTTTTTTGCCTCATACTCTACGCCACCTCCAGCACCAACAACAACTACTACAAGCACTGCTCCAATAAATGTTATATTTACTACAACTGGAAGTGAAGTCGGATATTCTGTAGATTTACCAATTTCAAAAACAACGAAGCAAACTTTGACTGGTCCTGGATTTCCTGGAAACCGGATACAAAGATCAGTTAGTTTAGTTCCTGGAAAAATTTATGGACCTCTTTCAATATCTTCTGGATCTGGAAAATTATACGTCGGAAATGAAAAAGTTGCTAAAATATCATCCAGTGGATCTTTATCTAACACATCTGTAGTTATTGAAAAAGGTGGTGATGATTGGGATGATTATATTCTTTCCACCAATCATGGATTTTTTGAGACCTATAATACTTCTCCAAATTCAAAGAAAAAGGCAAAATCATCAAAGAGAAAAAGATCAGTTTGTAGTATTGGTTTAAACAATCCTGGAAGTAATTATAGTAATTCCTCATCTAATGGATCCCCAGTAATTCAAGTTTTTACTGGATCTCCAAATCCAGTTGATACAAATAATACAATTACCTTATCTTGGTCCATACTAAATGCTACGTCTGCTTCTTTAAATGTACCAGGATTTAATAATATTCCATTAGTTGGAAATGCAAGCATTCTTGTAAACCCTACATTTCCAGTAGGAAAAGATCAAACAACAATTACATATACTATAACCGCTACTAATAATCAACCAAGTTCAACTCCTTATACAGTTACAAAAGATTTTATTCTTACTGTTAACAAACCTTTTGCGGCTAGTGGATTTAAAAACGTACCTCCAGTATTAAATACAAATACACCAACTATAGATAGATTTGATGCAAATCCAACAAAACTTTCTGTTGGGCAAGTTGTAAACATAACCTGGGAAACCACTGATGCTAAATTTGCTTCATTATCTGCAACAGGATTTAAAGCTCCTTTGGTAGGATATTCTTCTATTCCGGAAGACGGAACATTGAGTTTTGTTATGCCTTCAGATATTCCATTTCCTGCTGGAGGAGATGCTACCATTGAATATGAATTAATTGCAACTAATCCAGATGCTTCAGGTGCTAAAACAGATACTGATAAGATTTCTATAACAGTTAGCCCCACACCAGCACCTCCCGGACCAGCAGCGCCAGGTCCAGGACCAGCAGCACCAGCTCCAGGTCCAGTTCCTCCTATCGCAAATCCCTTTGTTTGTACTCCAAGTGCAACAATTGTTAATGAAGGTGATACTGTGAATTTTACAGTTACTAATACTGATCCCGCAGACAATGGAACTTTTTATTATGAAATAATTTCTATATCTGGATCAGTAACTGACTCAGATTTTAGTGATAATACTTTAACAGGATCATTTACAATTGCGGGAAATAGAGGAACTATAAGTAAAACTATTTCCAATGACTTGCTTACTGAAGGAGTAGAACAATTTAACTTACTCATAAAAAGAGATCCATTACTATCTGCATTTGTTGCAACTAGTGGAGGAATAATAATAAATGATACATCTTCTACTCCTATTGCTCCAGGAGCTTTATCTAAGTTTACATGTACTCCAAGTACAAGACTTGCCAATGAGGGAGATACGATAGATTTTGATGTAACTACAACAGATCCAGCAGATAATGGTATATTTTATTATCAAATAATACCTTTGGCAGGATCTGTTACTGCCTCCGATTTTACTGACCTTATTTTAAGTGGATCATTTACAATTACAAGCAATAAAGGAACTATAAGTAAAACTATTTCCAATGATGCTTTAACAGAGGGAACGGAAGAATTCCAATTAGTTATAAAAAGAGATTTAAAAGATTCTTTCTATCAAGCAACAAGTGGTTCAATAACTATAAAGGATACCTCCCTCAGTCCTCCTGGAACGCCAGCAATAGCTGTAATTGGTTCAGTTCTCGTAATTGCTCCTGGAAGCGGATATCCAGCAGGAACAACAATAACTGCCCCTGGGGGCGCAATTTTGAAACCAATAATCACTCCATCTGGTTCTATTGGCGGAGTTACTGTAGTAAATCCAGGATATGGATTTACAAGAATACCAGAATTGCAAATAAATAGTAGAGAAGGTTTAGGTGCTAAATTGCGAGTAAATTTGGAATTTATTCCATTAGATCAATTTTTACGTGATAAAAATTTAGAATCAGTTGATCCATCTAAACTTGTACGAATTATAGATTGCGTTTCCAGATAATGCCACAGTCAGCCCCAGACTATACTATTGCAAATAACTCGCATTGTTTTATGCATTGTGGGCCCATTGGACCAGAATCAATCGACGATGGTAGAGATTTAACAATCATCACCTCTGCTGATTCTCAAGTGGTGTATGGTAAAAGTGGAAATAAAGTTGAACATATAATGCGTAGTAATTATGAGACTTGTGGACATCAAACAGATCCTGAAGAAAATGGTGGAATAGCACGATCTATTTGTGCAAAAAATGGAGATATTGCATTAATTGCCGAAAACGGAAGCATTAGATTAAAAGCAAAAAATATTTACATAGAGACAAGCGGCCCGTCTGGATCTGGTAATATTTTAGCTTCTGCAAATGGTCAAATAATACTTGCCACTGGTGATCAAATAAAATTAGCTGGAGGTAAAAATGTTTGCATTCATGGTGAAGGTGGAGTCACAATATCGTCACCAGCTTTTATAAAAAATGCAGGTAAAGTGATTGACGGTGGAGTTGCTTCTACTGGAAGTTTAATTTCTAGTGTCCTTGCTGGAAATTGGGGATCAATATTGCAAGGACTATCTAATTCATGTAAGTAAGGAGAAATTATATGGCATCTTCAGATGGAGCAGGCGCAGGTTTACTAGACGTTATTCACGGATTATTTGGTACTTCCTTAGAATTACCTCAAGTTTTTAGGCAACCAGGAACTGCAAGTATATACCAAGCATATTTTGGCATGGGACATACTGGAATGGATTTTTCATCTGTTACTATTAAACCAGGTCCTACGGCTCCAGTTAGTTTGACAGTATATGGAATATCAGATACTTTTGGATTTCATAATGTAAAAGGTGCAGTTGTTCATGATGGAACTACTTTGTGTGATGGTGTTTCATTTAAATCAATATGCACAGATAATTCTTTTCTTGGAGCTTCATTTTCAGTAACTTCTGGTGGAGATAATTCAATCACAGCAGCTGGATCGAATGAAATTACTGCTCCAGCAACTACCATTAATAGTGAAATAACCACAATTAGTGGATTTGTTTTTATTGACGGAATTGGTGCAGATTTAGCAACTGCTATCAATAGTAAAAAAGGATTTGATATTCCTCACCCAAATAAACCTAATCATAGATTGAGACACATTTGTGTAGAAGGTCCAGAATCTGCAATTTATATAAGAGGAAAATTACAAGGAAAAAATGTTATTGAATTGCCAGACTACTGGGAAGGTTTAATTGATCCAGAAACTATCAGCGTTAATTTGACACAAATTGGGCATAGTCAAGATTTAATTGTAGAATCAATTGAATGGGGAAAAAGAATAAGAATTAAATCTGGAAATGGAACTGCCATTAATTGTTATTATCAAGTTTGGGCAGATCGTTTAGGTGAAAAATTAATTGTTGAATATGAAGGGAAAACTCCCAATGATTACCCAGGAGATAATAGCGAATACTCTCTTGCAGGATGGAACTACGACAGGAGAAACAATAAATGACCAGAATTAGAATCTATTATACAGATAGACCACCTGAGGAAATTAATGACTTAGAAGTCAACACAATTAGTGTTGGTGGTACTATTAGTATTGGTGGAACTTCTATTACTGGTGTTGGCGGATCTGTTGGTATTGGATCTACTCTTCCACGTTATAATTTAGATGTTGGTGGAGACATTAATTTTTCTGGTAGTCTTTATCAAAATGGCACTCTTTTCTCTGGTGGTGGAGGAGGTGGTGGTTTACAGGTGTCTCAAGGACTTCAAGGATCTTTAAGTAATTTTCAAGGAACTCAAGGACCTTTAAGTAATTTTCAAGGAACACAAGGACTCCAAGGAGCACAAGGACGCCAAGGATCTCAAGGGGCACAGAGTCTTCAAGGATCTTTAAGTAATTTTCAAGGAACTCAAGGTACTCAAGGACTTCAAGGAAATCAAGGACTTCAAGGAAATCAAGGACTTCAGGGTCTTCAAGGATCTTTAAGTAATTTTCAAGGTACTCAAGGTCTTCAAGGGAACCAAGGATTACAGGGAACCCAAGGTCTTCAAGGTAATCAAGGTCTTCAAGGTAATCAAGGTCTTCAAGGTAATCAAGGTCTTCAAGGTAATCAAGGACTTCAAGGGAACCAAGGATTACAGGGAACTCAAGGTCGTCAAGGACTTCAAGGAAATCAAGGACTTCAAGGAAATCAAGGACTTCAAGGAAATCAAGGACTTCAAGGAAATCAAGGACTTCAGGGTCTTCAAGGATCTTTAAGTAATTTTCAAGGTACTCAAGGGGCACAGGGTCTTCAAGGATCTTTAAGTAATTTTCAAGGTACTCAAGGGGCACAAGGAACCCAAGGTCTTCAAGGGGCACAAGGTACTCAAGGTCTTCAAGGTAATCAAGGTCTTCAAGGACATCAAGGAACCCAAGGTCTTCAAGGTAATCAAGGTCTTCAAGGTAATCAAGGTCTTCAAGGACATCAAGGAACCCAAGGTCTTCAAGGCAATCAAGGTCTTCAAGGAGATCAAGGAACTCAAGGTAATCAAGGTCTTCAAGGACATCAAGGAACTCAAGGTCTTCAGGGAAACCAAGGATTGCAGGGAGATCAAGGCACTCAAGGAACACAAGGTCTTCAGGGAGATCAAGGTACTCAAGGAACCCAAGGTCTTCAAGGACATCAAGGTCTTCAAGGTAATCAAGGTCTTCAAGGACATCAAGGAACCCAAGGTCTTCAAGGTAATCAAGGTACTCAAGGATTGCAAGGAAATCAGGGTCTTCAGGGGAACCAAGGATTACAAGGAAATCAGGGTCTTCAGGGGAACCAAGGATTACAAGGAAATCAAGGATTACAAGGACATCAAGGTACTCAAGGATTACAAGGAAATCAGGGTCTTCAGGGTGATCAAGGAACTCAGGGAACACAAGGTCTTCAGGGTGATCAAGGTACTCAAGGTCTTCAAGGTAATCAAGGTCTTCAAGGACTTCAAGGTAATCAAGGTCTTCAAGGTAATCAAGGTCTTCAAGGTTTAAGTAATCAAGGAACACAAGGTCTTCAAGGTACTCAAGGACTTCAAGGTACTCAAGGTCTTCAAGGTAATCAAGGTCTTCAAGGTTTAAGTAATCAAGGAACACAAGGTCTTCAAGGTACTCAAGGACTTCAAGGTACTCAAGGTCTTCAAGGCACTCAAGGTCTTCAAGGTTTAAGTAATCAAGGAACCCAAGGTCTTCAAGGCACTCAAGGTCTTCAAGGTACTCAAGGTCTTCAAGGTTTAAGTAATCAAGGAACACAAGGTCTCCAAGGACTTCAAGGTGATCAAGGCACTCAAGGTCTTCAAGGCACTCAAGGTCTTCAAGGTACTCAAGGACTTCAAGGTACTCAAGGTCTTCAAGGCACTCAAGGTCTTCAAGGCACTCAAGGTCTTCAAGGCACTCAAGGTCTTCAAGGTACTCAAGGACTTCAAGGTACTCAAGGTCTTCAAGGTAATCAAGGTAATCAAGGTCTTCAAGGTAATCAAGGTCTTCAAGGACATCAAGGAACCCAAGGTCTTCAGGGGAACCAAGGATTACAGGGACAACAAGGAACTCAGGGAGCAGGATTCGATAAAATTTTTAATGACCTTACAAGTAATGAAATAAAATATGTTGGATTTTTAACACAAAGTAGTGGATCTATATCAACAATATTCACTTCTTCGGAAAAATTAACATTCATACCTTCATCTGGTAGTCTTGGAGTAGGAACTTCTAGTCCATATTCAAACACTTCATTAACTGTTGTTGGAACTGCAACTGCTACAAATTATCTTGGTGATGGATCTGGATTAGTTGGAATTGTAACTCAATTAGTTTCTGGAATAGGCATTGATCTTAATCCAACTAATGGTAAAGGTAAAGTATCAATAACCTCTTATAAACCAATTGGAAAAACCATTTATGTTTCTCAAACTGGAAATGATAGTAACACTGGACTAGCAGAAAATCATCCAAAAAGAACGATTAAAAATGCAGCAGGAATTGCAAGTTCTGGCGATACGATTAAAGTTTTTCCAGGTGTATATGTTGAAGATAATCCAGTAATCTTACAAAAAACAGTTTCTGTTGAAGGAACAGAACTTAGAAATTGTATGATTACTCCACAAAATTCTGGATTAGATTTGTTCTATGTTAATAATGGTTGTCATTTAACAGATTTAAGTTTTGTTGGTCCAGAATCAACTAATGGTGCGGCAATTGTTGCTTTCCAACCGTTGGCAGGAGTTTCTTCTGATAGATTTTTTGACGGCGCAAGAATGATTCGTATGAATCTAGATTTCATTGCTTCCGAAGCAGTTGGATATTTAACAAGTACAAATTATAAAAATCCAGCGTTTGTTGTCCCAACAGGAAATCCAAATGATTGTAAAGATGATGTAAAAGATGTGTTCAGAGCAGTCTGTCATGACATTACAAGAGGTGGAAATTCAAAATGTGTTGGTGCTGGAAAGTCTTATTATAATGGTGCAACTCTTCTTCATATTACTGGAACAGATACGAATGGTTATAGTGTTAAAGACGCAACAATTGATACTTTAAAATATGCGATTGGAATTGCCTTCTCGTGTATTAATAATGTTTTATGGACTGGAAATCATCAAAGTGTGAATACTCAAATAAGAGATTTAAGTATTCAATCTGATGGAGCAACAAATTATAATTTATTAAATTGTTCTAATGTTCTTTCTGCAGTCCATACTTGTGTCGGTGTTGTCACTACGATTATCAGAGATGGATTATCTGGTTCTGGAATTAATACAACATATCCGTCAGATTATGACGGTCAAACTGGAAATAATTGGTCCTTAAGTAAAATTGGATTGACAACTTACTCTCCTGGGGTTGGAAATATCACACAAGGCCCTTATGTAAGAAACTGTACAAACTTTATACCAAATAGTATTGGACTGAAAGTTGACGGATTTCACGCAGAACCTGGAGATTTGGATGATTTTGGTGTCACAGGATCCATGTCCGTTGACTCTTATACTCAATATAATCAGGGTGGAATTGGCGTTTCAATTACAAACGGCGCTTATGCTCAGTTAGTTTCAATTTTCACGATATGTAATGATATAGGGCACTGGACTTCTGGTGGTGGACAATGTGATATTACAAACTCAAATTGTTCTTTTGGAAATAAAGGTTTAGTTTCTAATGGAGTCGGTGATGCAGAATCTAGATCAATTTATCGTTATACTGGAAATGTAGTAAATGAAGTAATATTTGATAGTGATAATTCAGATACGGTTGTAATTTCTGGGGTTGGAAATAATCGTCCGTATGATGGTCAGGCAATATATTTTGATAAACTATATTATCAGGTTCAATCAATTCAAGTTACAAATAATGGTTCTGGATATTCGCCAACAAATCCCCCAACCATTGTATTTTCAAATCCGACAGGAGAAAATGGACTTACTGCAGAAGCTTCTGTGAATGTTTCTAATAATGGAACGATTATTTCAATAGACGTTAATAATACTGGTTCCCAATATCTAATGAATCCAGGATACTCCATTAATCATAATGGTGGAGTTGGTCTCGCATTTACAACAACTCTATACCCAATTTTTTATGGAATAGAAAGTGCTTCATTGCCAGTGTCTGGAATTTCTACTGTAGTTTTACAACAGAATCTAAATAATACAGTCAGTACTGGAACTACTGTTTATTTTTCAAGATTAAGTTTACAACTTGCAACTACAATTTCTTTAGAGTGGGTTGGTAGCGGAATTGATATTAATACTGCAAAACCTTCTTTAGGTGGTGTTACAATTCCAGAAAATGAATTTGTAATGTTAGATGGTGGTAAAATTATATTTACTGGTACAAATCAATCTGGAAACTTTAGAATCGGACCAGACGTAACTATAAATCAGCTTACGGGAACAATCAGTGGAAGAGCGTTCAATCAAAGTTTGTTAAATACAGTAACACCTTTAATTATTGCATTAGGAATATAAAATGGCAGTAGTTGCACTTAATAAATTTAGAACAATAAGATATAATTTAACAACCGCAAATGTTGGAATATATACATGTCCCGCTGGAGTAGCATCGATTATTATTTTATCTCAAGTATCAAATACTTCTTCGGGTATTGTATCAGTAACTGCATATCATTCTAGAACTTCAGAGTCTCCAAGTGATACTAGTTTAAGTGCTCAGGTTCCAATACCACCAAAAGACGGTTATAATATAGTTTCTGACGGCAGACTTGTTTTAGAAACTAATGATATTTTCAAAGTTCAAGCGAGTGAAAATAACGCCTTAACTTTAGTATTAAGTGTTTTAGAAACTGCAAAACAGTGATAAAGATAAAATGGTAAAATATAATTCTGGTAGAGTAAGAAGATTTGATCAAACTGGAATAACTTCTGATAGATATGAGTTTTTATCATTAGAACAAGCAGAACCAGATTTAGGTGATCCTAAAGTTGGTATTGCATCTACTACTGTAAATCCAAAACCAGTTGGTCAAACTTTTATCTTGGCTGCTGTTGATGGGCATGTTGGAAAAAGATATTGGTTGCCCATTTCTGAAGAAGGTTCTGGAATTGATTTAAAAGGTCTCCAAGGATCACAAGGACTTCAGGGAAACCAAGGATTACAGGGAAATCAGGGTCTTCAAGGATTCTCAGGAGGAACTGGAACTGAGGGAGATCAGGGTGCTCAAGGTCTTCAGGGAGATCAAGGTACTCAAGGAACCCAAGGACTTCAGGGGAACCAAGGATTGCAGGGAAATCAGGGTCTTCAAGGTAATCAAGGTCTTCAAGGTTTAAGTAATCAAGGTACTCAAGGACTTCAAGGTACTCAAGGTTTTCAAGGTACTCAAGGTCTTCAGGGTGGTGGGTCTCAGGGCAATCAAGGTCTTCAAGGACATCAAGGAATCCAAGGTCTTCAAGGTAATCAGGGACTTCAAGGTTTAAGTAATCAAGGTCTTCAAGGACTTCAAGGCACTCAAGGACTTCAAGGTACTCAAGGTCTTCAAGGAGCACAAGGTCTTCAAGGATTCGCAGGAGGAACTGGAACTGAGGGAGATCAGGGTGCTCAAGGTCTTCAGGGAGATCAAGGTACTCAAGGAACACAAGGTCTTCAAGGAACACAGGGAATAGGTGGACAACCAGCTTCTTGGGTAAGAAAAACTATTTTAAATGATAATGATTTATTAGTAGATGGTAGTCAAGTAATATCGGATACAACTTCTGGATCTTTTACCTTAAAGTTACCACTTAGTCCTCCACCTGGAGCAATAGTGAGAATAGCTGATGGTGGAAATTGGTTTGTAAATAATCTAACATTAGATAGAAATGGAAGCACTATTGAGGGTTATTCTGAAGATTTAATTATTGATATTTCAAATACTATTTTAGATATAATTTATGAAGATGAAGGTGGAACTGGTACTTGGCATGTATTTTCTTCTTTAGGTAGTCAAGGAACACAGGGGGTTCAAGGATTACAGGGAAATCAAGGTCTTCAAGGACATCAAGGAACCCAAGGTCTTCAAGGCAATCAAGGTCTTCAAGGCAATCAAGGTCTTCAAGGCAATCAAGGTCTTCAAGGCAATCAAGGACTTCAAGGGAACCAAGGATTACAGGGAACTCAAGGTCTTCAAGGCAATCAAGGTCTTCAAGGTAATCAAGGACTTCAAGGGAACCAAGGATTACAGGGAACTCAAGGTCTTCAAGGCAATCAAGGTCTTCAAGGCAATCAAGGTCTTCAAGGTGATCAAGGCACTCAAGGACTTCAAGGTGTTCAAGGACTTCAAGGTGTTCAAGGACTTCAAGGTGTTCAAGGACTTCAAGGATTACAGGGAGCTCAAGGTCTTCAAGGAACACAAGGTCTTCAGGGAAACCAAGGATTACAGGGAAATCAGGGTCTTCAGGGAAACCAAGGATTACAGGGAAATCAGGGTCTTCAAGGTACTCAAGGTCTTCAAGGTCGCCAAGGTCTTCAAGGTCGCCAAGGTCTTCAAGGTAATCAAGGTCTTCAAGGACATCAAGGAATCCAAGGTCTTCAAGGTTTAAGTAATCAAGGCACTCAAGGACTTCAAGGACATCAAGGGGTTCAAGGTCTTCAGGGAGATCAAGGAACTCAGGGAACGCAAGGTCTTCAAGGAAATCAAGGAACACAAGGTCTTCAAGGTTTAAGTAATCAAGGTCGCCAAGGTCTTCAAGGTAATCAAGGTCTTCAAGGTAATCAAGGTCTTCAAGGTACTCAAGGAACACAAGGTCTTCAAGGTACTCAAGGTCTTCAAGGTAATCAAGGTCTTCAAGGTAATCAAGGTCTTCAAGGTAATCAAGGTCTTCAAGGACATCAAGGTAATCAAGGTCTTCAAGGTCTTCAAGGTAATCAAGGTCTTCAAGGTAATCAAGGTCTTCAAGGACATCAAGGAACCCAAGGTCTTCAAGGTAATCAAGGTCTTCAAGGTAATCAAGGTCTTCAAGGACATCAAGGAACCCAAGGTCTTCAAGGTAATCAAGGTTTAAGTAATCAAGGCACTCAAGGTCTTCAAGGTAATCAAGGTCTTCAGGGAACAAGGCTCCAAGGAACTGCAGGTTCTGATGATGTGAGTTTAGTTATTTTGGCTATGTTATTTTGAAAAATAAACAAATAAATAAAATTAATAAGATTTATTTGAAAAATGACAGCACCAAATATCAGAAATCCAAGCTTTATTGTTGGTAATACTACAGGAACTACTTTAACTACAACAAATTTAACTACAGTATTATCAAATCTAGCAAATAGTGGAAAAGTTTTTAAAATTAATAGTATTTTTGCGGCTAATATTGACGGCATAACTGCAGCTTCAATAAGTATTGCAATAAATTACAACGGTGCTGCATCAGACATATACCTAGCATACACTATTGAAGTTCCACCAGATTCTACGCAGGTTATATCAACAAAAGAAACATATTTTTATTTGCAAGAGAACTGTTCTATAAAGGCACAGGCATCTGTTGCAAATGATATTGCCGTAACTATTTCATATGAAGACATTTTTGAACAATTATGAAATTAGGTTTACTTGGATATACCTCTGGTTCAATTTTTAATCGAACTGCCAAAATTGGGGTTAGTGGACTTGAGCAAAGCACTCTAGGATTAACTGCCAATAGAACTTCTACATCCACAAGAACTAGAAAATCTGGAGTTTTTAGACCAGAAGATAATGGTACTAAACAATATTATAAGGGAGATCTTCAATCTTTTTTCTCCTCTGCAACAAATAATTTGTCTTATAGTTCATTGCAACCATCTGGATTAGAAGTACGACCAAATGATAGAGTTATATATGGCATAAGCGGACGTAGTGATACATTTGGATCTACTGGTTATGATGTAAATGAGATAACTCTCAGAACAGCAGGAAATTTAAACTCAGTTTCACTAGCACAAAGATCGTTACTTTGGAGACTCTCCACCAATAGCAGTAATTATTATCCCAATATGCAGGGTATGACGTTTAGATCTGATGGGTTAAGATTATTCGGAGCTGGCACATTAAGAAGAGATTTTAGTGGTACTAGTACATATTATGGGAGTATTTTTTATCTTTGGACTCTAGGATTTGCTTTCGATCTAACAAATCTTATTTCTTCTACTACCGTTCCTGGACAATTAATTACCGGAAATGGAGGAACAGGAGTATGGCCACAATATTTTGTGATTAATGTGAATGGAGATAATCCTTCTTCAACTCCCATTGATGATTCCGATATTTCAAATGGTCCAACGGGTGCTGCAGGACATAGAATTAAAGATACTTTTATGCACCCTGATGGACTCATATTTTATTACTTATCAAATGATATCATTTATCAAGGTTCTTTATCCTCTGCATGGCGATTGGGATTTGGAACTGGACTTGGAACTGACGTATTATCTTTAAATACTTCTTCACTCACTGTTACTCCAAATGATTATTCGGTAAATGCATTCACTTTCAATTCTACTGGTACAAAATTATTTACATTTGCAACAACAAATAATAGAATACAACAATATAATTTAGGAACCGCTTGGCAATTATCATCTGCCACATTGTCAACCAGTTTAGATGTAACTGTTTCTGGAGGTAATAAAAGAATTGGAATTAAAATGCTTAGAGATCAATCAACAATTGTCGCACTTTCTAGAAATGTTACTACTAGTAGTAGTTTTTCTAGTAATGGGTTTCTTCACGAAATTAACCAAGCATTATATTAATTTTATCCAAATAAATTTAAAGTTATAAAAAGTTAATTCTAAATATTTAAAATCTTGATTTGAGAAAATAATGCCAGTAGACGTAAATCAAGCTTCAGCTTTTAATTTATTAAAAAATTTAGAAAATCAATATACAAAATATGATAACCAAGATAGAGATACTTTAGCAGAAACTAATACTACTTTACCAGAAGTTGTTAGAAAAAGAGATGTAACTCAAAATTCCAATGGTAGTTGGAATATGGTGACTGCAGATGATCCAAAACCATTTACTTCACCAACTTCATTATATAAAGGTGTTGTTGATGAAATAGATGATAATATAAAACAGTACAAAAAAATTCTTAGACCTTTTGACGAGCAATTTTATAATCTTAATCAAGAAATTAATAGCAAAAAATCATTAATTATATCATTAGTAAATACTGCAATATCTTCTGGTTGCACATATCTTCCAGGGGATGCTGGAAATATTGGGGGAATTGCCTGTGGAATTGGATCAACAATTTACAACGATTCTGCATCTGTAACTTATTATCCAAATTTAACACGAGATTCTGCACCTGCTTCTAAAATATTTAAAAGAAAAACAGAACCATTAGAACCTTCATTGTTTACAAAGGGATTTGAAAACACGTATAAAAACAATTCTGGAGGTTCTGTTGGGGATTATTACTATATCCCAGAAGATCCAAATTTACACATTTTCTTATCATTCCCACTATTAACAACTGCTCAACGACAAACCTGTGCTGGATATGGAGTTTCTATTGTAAATATTGCTCAAGAATTAGTTGATTTAAGATCAAAAAGAAATTCTCTTATATCAGAAATTAACAGTTTAAAAGAAGATAAAACTTCTGAGGAAATAGTTGATTGGGGAGCTAATAGGCAAAAAAATAATGCCAAGTCTGCTAAAAAGAAATTAACTCGTCAAATTAATAATATAAGAAAATACTTGGATAATATAGTTTCGGAAGATTTAGTTATTCATTTAAATGCAACTAAAGATTATGGTATTACTTATTATGTTCAAAACACAACTGGTGTTGGAATTGTAAGTAGTTTTTTAAATTTAAGCAAAGAAGGATCTTCTCCTGTTGCAATTAACAATCCAACTTACGTTGGATTTTCTGAACAAACAACAGGAATTACAGTTCCTTCGGTCAATCTAAATGGCACCAATCAATATTTTGTAATCGATAAAGATTATATTAGTGATGTTAATGGAATACCAGATGGAGATACTTCTTATAGTATTGAATCTTGGTTTAAAGTATTAAGCGACTCAAATCTGTCAACTTCACCTACTTCTGGAGGTGCTGCTATTGTTGGAATCAATTCTATTCACGGAATAGGATTGCAAGTTTATAAACCGAGTTCAGGTCTTACGGTTAATTTTGGATCTCGTGATAGTGGAAGCATTGACGCTGGAATAACATTATCTTTAGATACTTGGTATCATGTCGTTGCAGTTCGTGAGAAAAATGTAAATAGTAGGATTTATGTAAATTCTGGTATTACTAGTTCCTCTACAACTGCTGGATTAAGCGTAATTACCACACCAGGTTTAATGCAAATTGGTTATGCTGGCACACACATAAGTCAATATTTCTCTGGAAATATTGGAGTTGTTAGAATTTATAAAAAAGCATTAAGTGATGTGGAAGTGTTAAGAAACTTCGATGCAGACAAAGAAGGATTCGGATACGCTTGACAGAATCGTCAAGACTCCCTATAATGACGGGGTAATCAAAAAAATCCCGAATGCCTTCCAACACTGAAGAATATCTGTCACGTTGTGTCATTGATACTCTTGCTCGTAAATTTTATCTTTATTCAAGTGAAGGTGGTGAAAGAGTTGTAGAGTGTGAAACTGTTGAGCAGTTTATGAATGTACTGGAAGTGGTACGCACTCAAGTAAGCGAAGATTGTCTTGCATACAGTAGTCCTTTTTGAAAAATGGAAGTTTTTACCGTGGAAGAATTTCAAGAACGTTTCGATGAACTTATAGAACGAGTTGAGAATGGAGAAAAATTAGGTATAATTAACGAGAATGGGCAAGCAGCAGTTATGATGCCCGCAGATGACGAACTCATACGAATACACACAGAACTAAATAACGAAGCACCCTGATAAACGGGGTTTTTTGGGAGTATAGCTTAATGGTTAGAGCGGGCTCCTTATAAGGGCTTAGTCTGGGTTCAACTCCCAGTATTCCCATCGCTCCTTTAGCAATCTGGTGAATGCAGCGAACTCATAATTCGCCTGAGGCGTGTTCGATCCACGCAAGGAGCATAAAATAAATATAAGATATGGGAAAATCCCTATGTCTTATCGTATCGATCACGCATACTGTTGGTATGACAATGGCAGTATGATTGTGAAAATGTATTTCATAAATCATGTTCCTTTTACTTTTGATGAAATGCCAGACGGACACTTGTATGATCACGATCTTTGTAGGGCAGCGGACAGAGAAAGAACATTTGAACCAGAAGATTTATACAAATCTTCATTCTATTTAATTGACGAACAATGCCATCCTTGTTTGTTCCCAATTGAGTTAGAAAACCCTGAAGATATGCCAGACGAAGACTATTACATTTTTGACGAAGAGGATTTGCTGAACTAAATAAAACATAGAAATATTTTTGTTCATATAATCCAATGCCTCTTAATAAGTTAGAGAACTTTATAAAGAACTATGAAGGTAGAATTCTTTATGTTAATTCAAATGATCTTGACGCAACTGATAGTATCACCAATCAGGGTAACTCTCTTACAAAACCTTTTAAGACTATTCAGAGAGCACTTCTTGAGTCTGCAAGATTTTCATTTGTTGCTGGGAATAACAACGATAGGAACGATAGAACTACAATTTTAGTATATCCAGGTGAGCATGTAATTGACAATAGACCTGGTTATGGCATTAAAAAAATTGGCACTGCTTTAGCACAATCTGTTGCTCCAGATGGATCGGTAACAATACCAGCAAGTGACGAACTCACATTAACATTAGAATCTAATTTTGATTTAACACAAGAGGATAATATACTTTATAAATTTAATAGTGTTAATGGTGGTGTTATTCTACCAAGAGGAACTTCTATTGTAGGATTAGACCTTAGAAAGACTAAAATTAGACCAAAATACGTTCCAAACCCAACAGATTCTGATGTACCATCATCTTCTATATTCAGAATTACTGGTAATTGTTACTTCTGGAATTTCTCTTTCTTTGACGCAAGTGAAAGTGAACTAGTTTATACTAATAATAGAATTTTTACCAGCGGTACTGGAAATCAATCAACCCCAACATTTTCTCATCATAAACTAACTTGTTTCGAATATGCGGATGGTGTCAATGTACCAACTGGATATGATATTACTGACTTGGATATGTATTATGCAAAAATTAGTAATGCCTTTAATGAAGGTTCTGGAAGACAAATTCCTGCTGCTCAAAAATTCCCATTAGCACCACAAGCTTTCTCCAAAGAACGTCCAGAATGGGAAATTGTTGGTGCATTTGGATCAGATCCAATTATCATATCTAGTCTATTTTCTGGAGACTCTGCAACACCAAGTCCTATTGTAACAGTAAATACTCTTACTGATCACGAATTAACTGCAGGAACTCCTATTAAGATTAGAGGAGCAAATGTTAAGGATTATAATATAACAACGACTGTACAAACTGTTATTGGACCAAAGAGTTTTACTTATCTTTTACCATTTGTAAGAAGCGATCTTAATGCAAATCCAAGTGGATCTGCGTCAGTTACTATTGAAACTGATACCGTAAAAGGTTCTTCACCATATATCTTTAATATTTCTTTACGTTCTGTTTATGGTATGAACGGAATGCACGCCGATGGAAGCAAGGCGTCTGGATTCCGTTCCATGGTTGTCGCACAATTCACCGCAGTTTCCCTTCAAAAAGATGACAGGGCTTTTGTAAAGTATAATCCAATTACGAGAACTTATTCGGGAATTCCGGTTACAAAAACTCTTGGGACACTTCTCTCATCTGGATCTTCGTCTACAGATAATGATACCATTTATCACTTGGATGCTGATGCAATTTATAGAACAGGATGGGAAACTTCACACATTAAATGTTCTAATGATTCTGTCATTCAGGTAGTTTCTGTTTTTGCAATTGGATTTAATAGACATTTTGTTGCAGAATCTGGTGGTGACCAATCTATTACCAACTCTAACTCAAACTTTGGACAAATTTCTTTATCTGCAAGTGGATTTAAAAAAGAAGCATTTAGTAAAGATGATTATGGTTATATTACTTCTATTATTACTCCAAGATCAGTTATATCTCCAGAGTCAAAAATTGATTGGATTCCAATTGATGTTGGATTAACAACTTCAGTTGGAATTTCAAGTCATTTATATCTTTTTGGATTTAATTCTCAAGATAATGTTCCACCAAATCTTATACAAGGATATCGAGTAGGTGCAAGAAAAGAAGATAAATTATATCTTGAACTTCCTAATAGAGATATAAAATCCGCTAAAATTTTAATGACAGATACTACACTTGTATCTGGTGGTTCATCTACTGTGAGTGGAACTAACTCTGCAGTAAAAGAATACGTAGTTGGAAGTTTAACCTCTGCACCTAATTACGATACCATTCAATTTACCACAACACATAAATTACAAAATGGCGAAAAAATAATTATTATTAGTGATACTGGAGACCTTCCAGAAAACATAACAGAAAATAAAACATATTACACAATTGTAGTAGATAATACTAGAATTAAATTAGCATCTTCATTTACTAACGCACAAAATAATGTTTCATTAAAAATGTATGGTGGATCTCAACTGAAAATTCAAAGTAGAGTTTCTGATAGAGATGCTGGACAATTAGGATCTCCAATTCAATTCGACCCAAATCATAATAATTGGTTTGTATATGTTGAAAGAGATAATGATATATACAGTTCTATTGCTTCTCTTGGTGTTGTAGGGTTTGAAGAACCCAGAACAGGCGTATCTTACTTCAGCAGAATTGCAGATTCTCGTAGTTTAGATGAAAAAATTTATAAGGTTAGAATTGTAATTCCAAAAGAAGCACCTAATGGTAAAGATCCACAAGACGGATTTGTAATTCAAGAATCAAGTACTACTGGAGCTATTACTGATTCTGATTTTTCATTGAGTTCAATTGATACTAGTAATTACAATTTCCAGAGAAATTATAGATTTATTAGTACATGCACAGAATCAAGTGGAACAGTAACTGTCATTACTGAACTTCCACATAATTTAACTCAAGGCGATAGAGTATTAATTAAAAATGTCAAGTCTTCTACTAATTTATCTGGAGTTGGAGTAACTGGTTTTAACGGTGATTTTATTGTTTCTAGTGTCCCAGATGCAAATACTTTTAGTTATTCTACAACCGATTATAATTCAATAATACATAATGTTGGTATTTTTTCTGGTCCAACATCTAGAAGCACTACGTTACCTAGATTTGAAAGAAATGACTTACAATCTAATTTCTTTATTTACAGATCGGAAACTATTTCCCCATATATTTTCAATGTTCAAGACGGTATTTATCATGCTTATGTTCTAAAATCTGATAATGCAGTACCAGATCATTTTACAGATTACAAATATAATCAAAATATCGTAGATCTTTATCCACAGCAAGATAGAGATAATTATGATGATAATCCACCATCTGCCGTAACTTTTGCAAAAAGATCTCCAATTGGAGATGTGGTAACCAATGATCTTAAGAAAAGTATTACAAGAGAAACTGTAGATTCTCTTGTCAAAAAACTTGGGGTTACTCCAATAATTCAAAGTGTATCTCCTCTAATTGCAGGTGTAACAACAGTTACAACTACTCGTGAACATGGATTTAATGGCGTAGTTGGATTTGCTACATTAACAAGTGGAACTGGATATAATAGTGGAACATATTATAATGTTAAACTTTTAAATTCGGACGATAGTTGGAATGGTGCAAGAGCAACAGTTGTTATTTCTGGAGTTGCAAATTCAATTACTTCTCTCAATGTAACTTCACCTGGATCTGGATATAATGATGGTGTTTCTTTGAAAGTAGATGGATTCAGTGGATCTACAATTGGAATTACAACCACGACAATTTCATATTTAAATGATAATTCTTTACAGATAACAGGACTTGGAACTGCAACTGACGGACTGTATAGAGTTATTAGAGTTCCTTCAAAGAATCAAATTGCAATTGCAAGAACAACTGGAGATCCAGCAATTAATCCAAATCAATATGTATTTAATGTTGCACCAAGCACTCAAATAACAAGTGTTGTTTATAATTCTACTGTTGGAATTTCCACTATTACGTGTTTCTCTGCTCATGGATTAGTTGCTGGCAATAGGTTTAGAGTTTTAGATACTAATAATAATAATCTAGGAGATCATATTGTAAATGATACTGTAGGTGTAACTACCTTTACAGTTTCTGGAAGTGTTAACACAAATTCTACCAGAATTCTAAAGCATGGATTATCTTCAAATAATTTAATTTCTGATGCTGGAAGTGAAAACTTAGCAGCAAGAGGAATTTCCTTCTACGATAATGAGTCTGCTATTCTTATAACAGACATAGCAACAGATACTACATCAGGAATTGCAACTTTCCCAATTAGATTAGTCAATTCTGGTATTTCAACTGTAACTAGATTCCCAATTGGTAGTTTCATTCAAGTTGACAATGAAATTATGAGGGTTTCAAAAAGTACCCTGACTGGTTCTGGAAACAATGAAATTACAGTTCTTCGTGGTTATTTGGGAACTCAAAAAGAAACTCACTTAGCAAATTCTTTAATTAAAAAGATTAAACCACTTGCAATTGAGTTACGCAGACCTTCAATTTTAAGAGCATCTGGTCATACTTTTGAATATCTTGGTTATGGTCCTGGAAACTATTCAACTGGTTTACCACAAATTCAAGTTAAGACCCTGACAGAAAGAGAAGATTTCTTATCACAATCTCAGGAAAGATCTTGTGGAAGTGTTGTTTATACTGGAATGAACAGTGATGGAGACTTCTTCATTGGAAATACCAAATACTCTTCAGCTTCTGGTCAACAAACAACTTTTGATATTCCAATTCCAACTGTCACTGGACAAGATCCTTCAAGACTTAGTGTTGTATTTGACGAAGTTATTGTTAAGGAAAGAATTCTTGTAGAAGGTGGCAAATCAAAACAAATTCTTTCACAATTTGACGGACCAACTACATTCAACAACAATGCAATCTTGAATGGTGAAACTAAAATTAATGGTGAAGTTATTCTATCTAATATTTTAAGACAGAATAATAATACAGATTCTACTGCTGTAAATAATGGTTCAATTGTCTCAAAAGGTGGAGTTGGAATTTTAAGAAACTTAAATGTTGGTGGTAATGTAAGTATTTCTGGAACAGCAACATTTAATGGTCAAGTTCAATTTAACACAGGTCTTGTTCCAGATTCTATAGAAGATGCTTATGTTGGTTCTTCTACTAAACCATGGGCTTCTGGTTGGTTTGGTGGAATTGGAATTTCAACAGAGGGAACTCCTGGTGGAACAGAAATTGAAGATAGGAGAATTACTGGTTGGACTGGTGATTTAGTATTGAATAGTATAGGTGCTGGAACTTCTGTCAGAATAGAAAATACAAGTTTTTATGCAGAAAATAATGCAATTATTGCAGGTATTTTAACTGTAGGAAGAACTTCAATTACTATTGATGGATCTTCAAACACTATTGCTGTTGGAAAAACTGCTTCTATAACTTTATCACCAGCAGGATCTCTTGTATTATCTTCAATTAATGGTGCTCCTCATGAATTTGATAATGTTAAGATAACCAACACCCTTGAAACTGTAGGAATAGCAACATTCAGAAGTTCTGTTGTTGTTGATAGTCAATTAACCGCAAAATCTAATTTAAATGTAACTGGTGTAACTACGTCTTCCACTGGATTCTTCCCATTAACAGATTCTGGTGCTCCTCTTGGATCATTACCACTATCATTCTCAGAAGCATTTGTTGATAATCTAAAACTTGATGGAAATACATTAAGCTCTACAAACACAAATGGAAATATTACGTTCAGTGCAAATGGAACTGGTGTTGTAGAAACTGTTAATGACGTAAACTTTGGAACCTCAGGTGATAATTCAACTTTAACTGTTGTTGGACAACTAAATGCAGACAATTTAAGATTAGATACAAATAGCATTACTTCAACAGATTCAAATGGAAATATTATTCTTGACGCAAATGGAACTGGTATTATTGATATTAATTCTCCAATTGACGTTGAAGGTCATGCTAACTTCCAGAGTACTTCTAATTTTGTAGGTGAAGTTACAGTAGAAACTGGAATTATTCCAGATACTGCAGGAGACGCAGCTTATCTTGGATCAAACGCACGACCATTCTCTTCTGCATTCATTGGAAACATTCGAATAGCAGAGGGAACAGCGGTTGGAGATGACAATACAATTACAACTTCCAGTGGTGATTTAAACATTGATGCCTTTAGTAATAATATCAATATTAAAGGAAATCTAAATGTTGATAATGTTGCTACTTTTAATGATAATGTTATTATTCAAGGATCTGCTAAAACATTTAGTGTAAAAGATAGTTCATCATCTAGTAAATTTAGTATTGCTTCTGATACTGGAAATACAATAATTGAAGGAACTTTAACTCTTAATGGTGGTCTCACACTTAATGGAAAACTTGGTATAACAAATACTACAGATTCTAGTAGCTCTACAGATACTAACGCTTCATTCTATACTTCTGGTGGCGGTTCAATTGCTAAAAAACTTTTTGTCGGTGGAACTTTAGCAGCAGCAGATAGAATAACAGCAAGCAATGGTTTGACAGTAACTACTGGTGGTTTAACTGTATCTGCTGGTGGGATTGATGCCGCTGGTCAAACAGTTACGGCAACTACATTTACTGGCAATGCTGCGTCTGCCACTATAGCTACAAATGTTTCAGGCGGCAGTGGTAGAATATTATATAATAGCGGAACTGACTCAACAACAACTTCTGGTAATTTAACTTTTGATGGAACAAACTTAACAGTTGGTGGAGAAATTAGATCAACAAGTGATATTGTTGCATACTACAGCTCAGATGAAAGATTAAAAACAAATATTTCATTAATTGAAAATGCACTAACAAAAGTTTCTGAGATTTCTGGTGTAACTTATAATTGGAATGATTTAGCAATAGGCAAAGATCAAAATATTCGTGAAGCAGGTGTTATTGCACAAGAAATTGAGAAAGTTTTACCAGAAGTTGTAACTGAAAGAGATAATGGTTTCCTTGCGGTTAAATATGAAAAACTTGTTCCCCTGTTAATTGAGGCAATCAAAGAACTGAACATTAAGGTTCAAGATATTGAACAAAAATTAACAGATAAATAATTAAAAACTATAGGAAATGGCAAATTATAATAAGTCATTTAATTTTAGGAATGGTGTACAAGTTGATGAAGATAATTTTTTAGTTGCTTCCACTGGATTGGTTGGAATTGGAACAACAATTCCAAGATATGATTTAGATGTTTATGGAAATACAAATGTAGTAGGACTTATTACAAGTAAAAATTTAGTTGTTTCTGGAATAGCATCATTCACAGAAGTAATCATTGGAACTGGTATCACTATTTACGGTAATACTGGTATTATTAGTGCCACTTTTTATGGCGATGGATCAAATTTATTTGGTGTCCCAACTTCACAATGGGTTGACGTTGACGTTGGACTTGGATTTACTAGCATATACGCTGCAGGAAATGTTGGTATTGCTACAACAAATCCTTCAAGGATTAATTCACTTCAAATTGGAGGGAGACCAGAATTAGGACAGTCTGGTGTTGGAATTAATTCAATTGGAAATATTAGAGCTTCTGGAATTATCACATCATCTTATTTTGATGGTGATGGATCTTCCTTAACAAACTTAAATGCAAGTAATATTTCTTCTGGAACCATAAGTAATTCTAGATTACCATCTAATATATTAGTTGGATTTGTATCAGCGACTAACTTTTTAAGTGGTGTTTCAACAATTGGATTTTTAACAGCAACCAATGCTTATTTGGGAGTTGCAACTGTAGGATTTTCTACAATTTCAAATCTTTACTCCGGAATTGGCACAATAGTTAACTTTAGTTCTACTTTGGTTTCTATTGGTGAAACTATAACTTCCAAAAAATCAGTAACCACTACTGGAATAGTAACAAATTTAACTGTAGTTTCTGGAATTGTTACCTCATTAACTTCCACATTTTCAAACAGTGGTGTTGGAACTGTTGGAATTTTTACAGCAACTCACGCAAACATAGGAGTTGCTACAATCAGTACTTTGTATATTCAGTCGGGAATTACAAGTTCTTTAACATCCGAGTATGCCAACATTGGAATTGCAACTGTAGGATTTTCAACGGCGACCTATTCAAATATTGGAATATCAACTGCTTCTAAAATCAATGTTAGTAATGTTCAAATCGCAGTTTCTGGGAATACGGAAATTGACACTGTAAGTGGAGAATTAGTTTTAGATTCAAATTCTGGAACAGTAAGAATTGATGATAGATTAATTGTCACTGGCATAAGCACACTTCAAGGATCAGTAACTGTTGAAACTGGAATTGTTCCAGATGTTAAAAATGGTGCTTATCTTGGGTCTTCAGCACTACCATTTTCCGATGCTTATATTTCAAGTATTAGAATTGGATATGCTGGTGTTACTGAAATTGATACAACTAATGGTAATCTTATATTAAGTTCTCAAGAAGGATTTGTAAACGTAAGCGATAATTTTTATGTAAGTGGAATTTCTACATTAACTGGAGAGGTAACTTTAAATACTGGAATTGTTCCAGATGTAGATTTTGATTCTTATATTGGATCTAATACAAAGTCATTCACAAATGCATATATTGGTGATATAAGAATTGGAACAGCATCTAGTAATACAATTACAACTAGATCAAAAGAATTAATTTTAGACTCTAATTCTGGAAATACTAAGGTTAATGATAATTTAACAGTAACTGGATTTACTTCTATAACAGGAGGTGCATTAAATGTTTCAAGTGGAAACATTTATTCTAGTGGAATTATAAGTGCATTTAGTGGATTTTTACCATTTGATAATCAAACTTCTCCGCTTGGATCTTCTACTAAAAAGTTTAGTGAAGTTTATGTTGATAACATTAATATAGGAGTTGGATCTGATAACAAAATAGCATCAAGTAGTGGAGATATTCAATTATCACCTTCAAGTGGAGTTGTTGATCTTGTAGGACAACTAAAAGTTTCAAATGGAGCAATAATATCAGGAGTAACGACAGTTAATTCTTCATTAGTTCCAAATGTTGATATAACTTCTAACTTGGGGAGTTTAACAAAAGCATTCTCACAGTCATACTTAAATGGCATAACTGTTGGTGTTGCTGGAACGACTACAATTAGTACTCGTGGTGGTAATCTAGTATTAGATTCTAACACAGATCAAGTTATTGTCAATAACAATTTACAAGTGATTGAAGAATTAACAGTAAATGGTTCATTTGTTGTTGAAACTCAAGGTGGATCAAACATAATCAATATTAATGCAACAGATTCTGTAATTGGAATAGGAACAACAAATCCTTATGTTCTTTCACCAAATAGTAATTTATTAATTTATGATACTGTTACATCTCAACTTGATTTATATTCAACTTCAAGTACTGGAGAATCTGCCATACAATTTATTACTAATGGTGGAGTAGAAGGTAGATTAGGATTTAGTACTTCGGGTGATTTTACATTAAAAAGTAATGATCCTAGAGGAAATATTAGTTTTATATTAAATAATTCTGCTTTTTCCGGAATTAGTAGTGGCAATTTTTATTGGGAAAATGAGTATTATGGCAATAATTTAGCTACACTTACTTGGGATGGAAAATTTGGCGTTAATAATGATGAACCACAGTTTACATTAGACGTTGTTGGAACTTCTTCAATTACTGACAATTCCTATTTTGGTAATAACGTTACAATATCTGGAAATCTTATTGTTAATGGAACGGCAACATTTTCTTCGGGAATTACTTTAACAAATGATAGTTTACCAAATATAATTACTAAAAACATTAATGTAACAAGTGGTGTTTCTACTTTTAATACAATTCATTCAAATATCATTGGAATTGGAACAACTACAACTGGATTATTATTAAATTTAATAGATATAGATGCTAAAAATTCAAAAGCTTTATTCCAATCAATTGGTATAGGAACAACAGGTATAACAGAAAATACTTACAGTGATGTTGGATTATTAATATCAGGTAAAATGATTGTTGATTCTAGTTCATATATTGGAATTGGAACAACCACAAAATTCTATCCTGGCGGAGATCCTGAATTTATTACTCCATCTGGATTAGAAGGTGATATTCAAATCTTTGATCATGGTGTAGATTTATATAATACTTATGTAAATATATACAAACAATCTTCAGTAGGATTTAATACAGATCTTCCGAGAGGTGTATTAGATTTTGGATATGCCGATGATACTGCTAATTTTTATCCAGTTGTAATTCTACCAAATATAAATGATACTGCAAGAAATGGTATTGGAGATACAGCAACTGGAGCAGTAATTTTTAACACTAGTTCAAATACATTCCAAGGATGGACTGGTAGTGCTTGGGTAAACTTTCACTAATTAATCCATTATGGCACATCAAACTGCTCTAGCACCTCTCTTCACGTCTGGTGAAATTAAATTTAGTAAAATTAGAGATAGTTTTGGATTTTCAAGTGGAGAATTAAGAGCTTCTAATTTTATTAGAGATACTGACGTTAATAATACAAATCCAAAAATACCAGATGCTACTGAAAATTCAAATATTCCAACTAGTTCTACATCTCAATGGAAAGCATCCTATTTTAGGAATACTCTTAAAAATTATGAAGTTATTCAATATGACACTGATACAAATCTTTCACTTTCTAGCGTTGGTTCTTGGAATTCAAATCTAGGTAAAAATATTCAAAAAATTTATAATATAGGTGGAAGAATTAATGGAACAACTTCTAATGGATATGCATTAACTCTAGATGGAACTACTTATAATCTAACAGTTGAAGTCAGGGGTTATGTTCTTGGATATGGTGGTGCTGGAGGTGTTAGAGGAGCTTCTGGAGTCACAGAAACTGTTAGTTCTAATGTAAGTGCTAATATTAACATATTTGATAATGACAGAGACAATGAAATTGTAAATTTACAGACAAGTGGAACTGGTACTGCAACAGTGCAGATGTATGCAGGAATGAGAGATTATAGCAACGGTGATAAAAGACCATGGAGATATATTTATTTTGGAGATGATAATGGTGTTCAATCAGTTTATGTAGATCCTGGACCATCAGGTTCATCTTCAAATAGAGAACAAGATTTTTATATTAATCTTGCAGTGACGGCAAACCGATCATATAGTATTAATGTTACAAATTTACAAAAAGCACTTTCTTGGTTTACAGACTATGGAAAAAGTAGTACTGCTATTCCAGATGGAACAGTTGTTAGTGGATTTTCTATGAGAGATGCTGATAATAATATTTGTAGAGGTCAGGTTAAAATAAATGGTATAACTCAAGGGTCCTATTCAAGAGAACGCCTAGGAACAAATGGTGAAGATGGTGGTCATGCTATAAGTGTTCTTTCTTCTGGATCCAAAATTAAAATAGTTGAACTATCTGGAGGGAATAGAATTCGTGGTGGTGGAGGTGGTGGAGGTGCTGGAAAAGATGGAGTTGCTGGTACTGGTGGTCTCTGCGATACATATGATGAAGCTGTAAATAATAGAACTTCTACTACACGTTGTAGAGCAAGTAATATGGATTCTGCTAGAGCAAAAGAAATTTGTAGTGGATTAGGATATTCGTCATCTAGTAGAGATAATAGTAGTAAATGTTGTGAAAGAGACCCAGAGTATATAACAGTTTGTCTTAGACGGAACGCAAAAGGAGTATGTAAACAACCAGAGATAAGACCAGGACCATGTATAAAATGGATTACATACGTATATTGTTGGAATAACTATACAAGTAGTGGTGGTGCAGCAGGATTAGGTGGTAATGGTGGGCATGGCAGGGGATCCAATTGGAATCAACTTGATGGATCAACAGATAAACCTATTACAGCACCAGATTATGGTGCTATGGCTGGACCAACAAGAGGTGGTGCTGGTGGTGGTTGCGGAGCAACAAGTGGAACTGATGGTGTTAAAGGTGGTGATGGTGGTCCTTGGAATACAGCAGGACAAAGTGTTTCAGGTGCAGGGTCAGGTGGTACAGCAGGAATCAAAATATCCGGAACCAACTGGACTTATTGAAAATAAATAAATTTGAATTATATTTAATAATATGAATGAAGAAAATTTTTCCAATTTAACCTGGGAATTGCTTAAATATTTTGCATTTAATTATGATGAAATGCTTGATTGCTCTCAAGAAGTTTATAAAAGTAGAATAAGTATTTGCAAATCTTGTGATCAATTTGATGACATTGAAAAAGTTTGTATGGCCTGTGGTTGTAAATTAGGATCTAAAGCAAGAGCAATTATTGAGTCTTGCCCATTATCAAAATGGGATGTTGATAAATCTGATTGGTCAGAAAGAATGAAAAAAGTAGAAGAAATTAATATTCAACTAAGTCTTGACAATAATAAGGAATCTGAGTAGACTACCTTTGTCCTGGTTGAAGATAAGGATCTAAGTTCTTTAAGACACTTGAGGAACTGGCATAATGGACTTGATTTTTGATTGAGAGTGCCCTACAATATTTTTATTGAATTGATTGACAATGTTTCAACTCCGCCCTCACCAGCAACATGCTTTGGATGCTCTTATTCAGCATCTTAAAGGTATTCTTGTGATGCCTACAGGTGCTGGAAAAACTAATGTAGGAATCTTTGATGCTATTCATCAATTTTCTAACTTTGAATCACAGACTGTTATTGTAGTTAGTCCCCGCATCCTCTTGGCAGAGCAGTTGTCAAGTGAGTACCTTGAGTTTATCACAAATGCTCATGTGATGCACGTTCATACAGGTGAAACGCACCACTTCAGCAGCACTCGCCCTAACGTTATCCGTGCCTGGTGTGAGCAAGTGGAAGGTCACAAACTGATCTTCACCACTTACAACTCTCTGCAGCAACTGCAACGTGCAGGCATTGCCGTAGATACTATCTACTTTGACGAAGCACACAATTCTGTTCGCCGTGACTTCTTTCCTGCTGTAGAGCATTTCTCTTCAGAAGCAAAGCGTTGCTACTTCTTTACTGCAACTCCCAAGTATTCTTCTGTGGTTGGCAAACCTGGTATGAATGACGTTGATGTTTATGGTCAAATCATTGCTAAGGTTCCTGCTCCAGATCTTGTGCAGGGTGGTTACATCATTCCCCCCAAAGTTATGATGAAGGAGATGCGCCTCTCCATCAAGGGTGAGGACATTGCCCAGCGTGATTGTGAGTATCTTCTGCAAACGATTGCAGATCATCCTGTCAATAAGATTCTGATCTGTGCCAAGGCAACTAAACACATTATTGGTTTGCTTTCTGAAACTGATTTTGCAAATCAACTTGCAGAACAGGGTTACTCTGTAATGCACATTACTTCTAAGCATGGTGCTTTTATTGACGGACAGCATGTGAATCGTGAAGTATTCTTTGACACTATTAACAAGTGGGGCAAAGACTCTGACAAGAAGTTTGTGGTTCTGCACCACAGCATTCTGGCAGAAGGAATCAACATTTCTGCTCTGGAGGCAGTGGTATTCATGCGCTCTATGGACGTTGTGGGGATCGGGCAGACCGTTGGACGCACTCTGCGTCTTCACCCCCAGGACGCTGCTGGGATCCGCTCTGGTGCCCTTCAGGCGGGCAATCTGGAGGCATACACCAAATCCTATGGATTGGTGATCTGCCCCACCTTTGACAAGGCATCTACTAGCACTGCAAAGGCAGTGCAAAACGTGGTAGACATTATCTTTAAACAAGGTGATGTCGCCATTAGCGTTATCCGACGCTGATTTCTTTCCAATTAATTTACACAGGAGATTTTCAAATGAAGTACGTTGTTCAACTCTACGTCGCTGGCAAAGTTTTTAACGAAGAGGTGCAAGCATCCAATCCACAAGACGCTCGTGCTACTGCAATTGCACGAAACCCTTCTGCTAAAGTAGTTGGTGTGAACGTTAAATTCTGATGACTAATGTTCAAAACGAAGGCATTCTAAATCCCACTCCAGGGAGTCCAAACGGATATGTGACTAAAAACATGGAGTGGGCAGCAATTCCTTGGGGCAAGAAATTTATTATTGTTCATAAGGGACAGCAAGTGCATACTGCAAACAACTATAAGAGTGCCGTATCCTATATTGAAAAAGAAGTCAAAGCACTCAAAAGAAACACTAATGGACCTTTGGACAAATTCCTATGACTCAATTATTTACTTGCACATCCGATTCTCCTTATGATAGGCACACCTATGAAGTTGTGCTTAAAAGTGGTAAAAACGTAATTTTTGAGAACTGGGAGGACACTCAGAGGTATTGGTTTGAGCACAGTCAGATTCCTGATTTTTTGGATCTTATAATCGTAAAGGACAAAAAGAAAAGTAAAGAAAAAGTAAAGAGTGGTGGATTTGGTCAATAAATAATTTTAATCATAGAGAAACTTATGACTCCTTTGTTTCTCGTAACAATTTTATCTTGTTCTGATATTGTGTTGATTGCGAATAGATTGGTAAATGTTAGACTATTGACACCAGAACAAAAAATAGAAATTCTTCGGGAACTTAAAAAAGTAGTTCCTTCCTGTCCTTTGATTATTAAACCAAATGGAACAAAATGAATCACAAACTGATAAATGGGATCGAGGTCTAACTCTTTTTGAGGAGAGTGTATTAAAACCTGATCCAGAACTTCGTCAGTGTGCTCACAATCAAAAGTGTTACAATGAACTCATGGCAGTGCGTGAGCATGTGTTAGAATACCTCAAAACTTTAAGACAATGAGTTCCACTTACATATACTTTGTTATCTTTTTTTGTATTGCTTACTTAATTGTTACCGATCAATCCATAGCGAGGGCATTTTATATGCTGACTCAACTTGCTCAAGTACAATATGAAAAAACAAAGTGGTGGATAATTCACTCACCAGATAATATCATAGTTAAATGGTTGATTTACAGAAAATCTATGAAGATGGCGAAAGAACTGATGGGAGAATTGGAAAAGAAGAATAAATAATAATGCTTTTATGTGTGGTAACTAAAAGCAAAAGGGGGGATCCCCCCCCTTTTTTACTGCGTAATTCGTATAAATAGTATTACCACACATAAAAAGCAGTATGAATACTCTACGCATATACACTTATCGTATATCCTTTGAGGAAGTGCCGTATTATTATTATGGGGTCCATAAAGAAAAAAATTTTAACGAAGAGTATTATGGGTCTCCTGTAACCAACAGATGGTGCTGGGAAACTTATACTCCAAAGAAACAGATATTAGAATATTTTGTTGATTGGGAAGAAGCGCAAAGAGTAGAAGCAAGAATAATAAAAGAGTTTTATAATAAAGATAAGTGGTGTCTAAATGAAAATTGTGCTGGGTATATATCCTTACAGAAAAGAAGTGAGGCAGGAAAAGTTGGAGGTAAAAGGGGGTCGGCAAAATGTAAAGAAATGGGAATCGGAATATTTGGGATGTCCTCAGAAAAAAGAACTGAAACTGCTAAAAAATCTGTTAAACAGGCAAAGAAAAATAAAACTGGTATATTTGCTCTAACAAAAGAGCAATTAGTTGAGAATGGAAAAAAAGGTGGTATAATATCTTCTAAAAAGTTAAACTCTCAAAAGTGGATGTGTTTGGAAACTGGTATGGTATCTACCATAGGTCCTCTTACAAGGTATCAAAAAGTGAGGGGTATTGATACTTCTAAAAAAGTAAAAATAAATAACTAAAACGGGGGTAAAACAAAAAATGTTAAGCACTGCTTATAGGTTGAGATTGGAAGAAATCTGTGAAAAAATTGTAAAAGGAGAAACTGTAGAATTAAACGAAATCATCTGGGCAGAGAAACTTGCAAAAGCAAATCGTAGTGCTGGTACAATGCTCCGTCAGGCAAGAAGAAAAGCAGAAAATCCTGACATGGTTGAAGGAGACTTAGATGATTTCATGAATCAGTTGGACTTGGGTGGTTTGGGGCATGAAGGCAAGGGAATTTCTAGATTTAATAGTATTGATGAAATTATAGATTTCTTTACAGAGGAAAAACCAGAAGATTGGAGACAGCGTGACTGATCTCATACAATTTGCCTCTCATGAACTTTACTTATTTGTTGCGTTTATGTGTGGTCTTGTGCTAGGATACGTCGTAGGTAAACGTGAGGGTAATGACTGAACAACAACCCAATGAATTTGGTAAAGCACTTCAAGAGTGGTGGGATTCTGATTCATTCAAAGAAATGGAAAAGAAAAATCAAGAAGATCTAGAACGTGCAGTAGGAAAGTATTTTATGCTTTCTGAATCAGACAAACTTGATATGCTTCAGGCAATCTGCCACATTATGTGCAAGGCAGAACAGGAAGGAACTAGTCATCGTGGTCTTCAAGATGCTCTTGGAGTTTATCCTGTTGGTTTCTGGGTGACAGAACTTATGGATGTTCATAATGCTCTCTGGTCTTATTATCATGATCAGAAGCAAGAGCAAGAACTTAAAGACGATTTAGAATCTCTTGAAAAATTTATAGATAAGAATGTAGAGTCTAACTAACTCCATGGATTACTTAAGAATTGAACCTGGAAAATCTGTTTTAGTTTTAAATTCCAGTTATGAACCACTTAACATTACAAGTTGGAAGAGAGCAATAGTTTTACTTCTCAAAGAAAAAGCACAAATTCTTTCAACTCAAGTAATCAGATTATTAGATTATGTGAAAGTTCCACTTTCAAAAATTATGTCACATAGACCATCAAAAACGATGATCTATAAGCGTGATAGTAATTCTTGTCAGTATTGTGGATCTACCAGAAATCTAACCATAGATCATATCATTCCAAAATGTCGAGGTGGTGAAGATACTTGGGAAAATCTTGTAGTTGCATGTAGTTCATGTAATACAAAAAAAGGTAATACATTATTGGAGCAAACTGGAATGAAATTGAGAAAAAAACCCAGACCTCCATTAAACAAAATGCAGTTTACTCTGCACAGTTCAAATATCCAAGAATGGAAATTATACACTTATTCGTAATTAATCATGAAACCCAACTTTCGTAAAGTATTAGAAATGGCACTTGAAGAAGGTGTTCGTTTCGGTTATAATAGAGCACATAAACATGTAGAGAACCCACACGAAGATGCTGTGGTTGATCTTGTAGTAGAGGGTGCCATGAACTCTCTATACGAATGGTTTGATTTTCCAGAGGAGAAAACAATTGACTGAAAGATCGCAAGCATTTATGAATGCTATATGGGAAGCACGGAACGCTGGTGCTGATACTGAAGAGAAACTAGTTGCAGCAATTCTTAAAGTTGCTGCAGAGAATATTCAGTTTTATAATGCTCAAAATAACTTGATTGTTTTGGACAAAAATGATATGCTACAACTAGCACAGGAATTAGAGGAATGAAAATCTTTCAAGTTGCAAAATGGTATGTGAGAGAAGATTATGGCAAAGAATATTGCCTGACGCTTTTCTTTAACGAAAGGCAAGCACTTCTTCAAGTTGCAGTTGATATTGGGGATTATGGTTCTTGGTTTGACTGGCCCTATCTGCAAATTTCTATGGGATATGGAAGGTTATTTTCTTTCCTATTTTCTCTTGGTAAGATAGGATTTACTTTTGATATTGCTGGTCGTAACTGGCGTGATGAATTATTTTATGTAAAAGAGGTGAAGGAATGACTATTTCACAAGGATTAGTATCAGAAGAAAACGAAGATCCTGGATTTGAAATAATTCATCTATCCTTTCGTAAGAGAGAGTCCACCCATCTTTATGGTGGTCCAGTAGATTATTATATTGGTAACATCGTATTTCGTCTGACGGACCCAGATGCAAGGGGTCGAATGGAATATTACATGAGAGAGAATGAAGAGATTCGTGTAGCACCAGACCTTGAGTTGATGGAAAAGTATTACGAAGACCTTCACTTTGTATTTGATGATCCAGAAGAACTTGATGAAGAACATGATGGAGAAAAATATACTCCACTTCAAATTCTAAACAAAAATGGTATCAAGGATGAAGATGTATTCATTCGTGCTCATCGTCGCAATACTGCACCACTCCATGACTTTATTCAATATAATGAAAAGTTTGATTGTTACCGAATGCACGAATACTTCCAAGACACTCCCGTGGTTCGTGGTATAATGCAGTATCTACAAGACATGAAGGATGGAAAACCAAATCCTAGTAGAACTGTTTATCATGAACAGTTCATTAATACACTTGAAAACCTTTGCTGGTGGTGGGACTGATGAAAGAATTTCCTGATAAACTACAACTTGATATAATGTGGACTGTTGCCACCTCATCCAGTATTGAAACTGGCACAAGACCCCAGTACGGGTTCGCCCAGATGCTGTATGATTACATCACAGACAAAAAACCTCTTGTTGAACTCGATTATGACTTACAAAGCAACCCTGAAAGTTCAGTTTGATAGTGAATGGACTTCCACTAGTTACAGTAGTGGTTTTGATGATACAGTGCTCCCCGAAGAGCATTACACTTTTCAGGTTCCTGCCGAAGACCTTAATGTTCATCAACTGTTTCGCTTCTTTGCAACTGTTGCTCGCGCAATGGGACACGATGAGGTCAACATTATGAAAGGTGCTTGTGGTGTTGCATTTGCTGAGGATAAAAGTGTAGTGAATATGCGTAAGGTTGCTGATGAGTTTGAACTGACTTTGGGTGAGGACTTGAAGAAGAAGTTTGATGATATGCGAGAAGCAGAAGCAGAGTGGGCACGACTGAAGAAAGGTCCGATGGGAACTGTTCTCTCTGATGAGAAAGACCAATGCGACGAGTAATCGTAAAACCTAAATCTAGCAAGGCAAAGAATCGTCTTGCTAACATTATGGAAAACAATCCTGTCTGTATTGTAGAACAGGATACTGGTGGTGAGTTATTCTTAGCATCAGAAAATCGCAAATACTTTATGTGGGTTAGTACTCGTACTGGTACTAACCGTTTTGGTGACAAATCTGACGCACATTGGGAGGTTATTTAATGAGTTTTTCTAAGACTGTTTCTGTTTTTGCTGCTCTCGCAAGTATCTTTGCTGCTGGTGCTACTGGTTGGAAACTTGCAGATTCTCAAAAAGAAGTTCCTCTGAGTCCATTAGACCAAAAGGTTATGGAGTTGGAGAAGAAACTGGATCAAGCACAACAACCTCAAGTTGCTCCAGAACCTGTAAATCTCCCACAACCTACAGTTCAAACAGCACCACAACTTAACGTACTTCCTGCTCCAACACCACCTCCTCCTGTTCCCGAAAATGCCACTCCTTGATACTCTCAACTACTTCATACAAGACCAAGAAGGGCACCTACAATGTCTTGAATGGGACATTAGGGAAGAAACCAATTATGAGAACAATGACATTGATTGGTATTGTGAACAGTATGATGAAGCAAAACAACGAATAGAAGACCTCAAACAAATCAAAACCATTATTGAAAATCAATGAAAACCTACAATCTCACTATCACTGAAAAGCAGGCACGAGCACTTGTAGATGCTACTGATTTGCTTCAACGAGTTCAACTTGGTCAGTGGAGAGAAATTCAAGATAATCTACCTCTTCAAAAACCAATTGACTATGAGGAATTTCATCAGGATATGAGAATTATTGGAGCAATTCTATCCAAACATATGATTGATGGTATTGATGGTGGTGCTTCCTCACTTGGAGTAGGACATCCAGACCTTCCAGAAAGCAATGGTATTCTTTATGACCTTCATCGGGTAATTCGTAGGAAACTTTCTGTGGAACGAGCAGTAGAACAGGGCATTATTGAGAATGAAAATGTTTCCAGAAATGAAATGCCTATCACAGTAGATTTTGATTTACCTATGAAATGGGGAACCGAACCACTTGCTCAAATGGAGAGAGTAAATGAATAAGGACGCATACTACGACTGGATTGCTGAAAACGATACTTATCCAGAACATTCTCATAAGTGGATAGTGGGACTTTATACTCCTGATGGTGGTAGATTTGATATGCTACACCGATACTTTGGAACATTTGATACAAGAGAAGACGCAAAGGTATTCGCAGCAGATTATAAGGACAAATATACAAAACCAGGATTTATTTCCAGAACCAAAATCTTTCCATTATGTGAGGTATTAAAGGACACTTGAAGAACTGGCACAGGGTATCTCCACAGGTGCCCTTTTTGCCATATAATAACTTCAGTTCAAACAAAGCGATGACCACCATCACTCAAGAGCACTGGGACACACTCTACACCAAACTCTATGAGGCGTATGAAGAGTGCAGCAAAAACTATGATGAGACTTACCGACAAATGATCGGTCAAGTTCTGGATCACATGATCTACAACAAACCTTATCTGAACATCAAATGATCAGAGCAATCCTCAATCAGTTTCCAGTTAAGTATGGAACTTACACTGCTGAAAACAACAAGATCCGCCGAACATTTTCCAACGGTTTCAGTTACATCGTAGAAGAATTTAACTCACCAGAAGAAGCACAACGTATCGTCAGTGACCTCAACTATCTTACAGGCAAATGACTGAAACCAAAACCTATCCCTACCTCAAATACATTCCACATTGGTTTGCTCTTCGTTTTATTACATTTGCTCCACTTGCGGTCGTCCAATCAACAGTAGATTTTATTTCTATTTCTTTGGATAAACTTTATGATAAAATGGATAAAGTTCTTCCGCAAGCATATGTTGAAAAGCAAGTAGAATGGGATCAGTTGCCCAAACGAAATCAAGAGGCGATTGAGTATCTTGCAAAAAAGCGTGATACTACCAAAGAACGAATTCTCATTCAAACTGTGAAACCATGACTGACCACGAAGAACTCCCAGTATCAAACGAATTCGTCACATTTGTAAGAATTCAACTTGACCACGAACAAAGACAACAACTCCGTCGTTATCTAAATCTTCATTATCTTGGTGATGTGAATTGTAATGAGTATGATGAGAACTTCAAACTTGTTCCCAAATACCCAGAGAAAGAAACACAAGAGTTCAAAGATGCTATGTGGAGAGCAGATATGTCAGTAGATTATCAAGTCAAAGTGGTTTATGATGTGAATGGTAAATGTAAAATGGAGTTGCTATGAAACCTTATCTTTTGATTGTTGGGGACAACTACTACCCTTCTGCTTATACTGGTGATTGGGTTGCTTGTTATTCTACCGAAGAAGAAGCAAAAGAAAAATGGGAAGAACTATCTAAAGATAAGTATAGTAATGATTGGTATGAAATCGTTGATTTGAGGGAATGGATGGAAGATACTACATTTGATACTTTTGGACCTACTGGACTTATTGGAGACCCACAATAGTAGAATAAATAGAAGTGTCTGTTTGGACGGCAATCTCTACAGACAAAAGATTAGGTGCTTTCGGGCACCTTTTCTATTATAAATAATAATGCCGTCCAAATAGAATAGAAATGACTAAAAATAGTCCTAGAATTTACACATATAAGGTTACCTTTGAAGAAGTTCCTTATTACTATTATGGTAGTAAAAAAGAAAGGTATTTTGATGAAGAGTATTGGGGTTCTCCCGTAGCAAACAAATGGTGTTGGGGACTTTATACTCCAAAGAAACAGATATTGGAATATTTTGAGTTTAGTGATGAAGGATATATCAAAGCACAAGAAGTTGAAGGGAGATTAATTAACCCAGTATATAATACCGATAAATGGTGCTTAAATGAAAGTTGCTTGGGAGTTTTTTCTTTAGAGCAAAAAAGTAAAGCAGGAAAAAAAGCATATGAACTTAAATTAGGGGTTCATTCAAGAAGTAAAGACCAAATGAGTAAAGATGGTAAAAAAGGTGGAAACAGCAATAGAGAAAATAAAACTGGAATTTGTGGAAGAAGTTTGGAAGAAATGATTGAACACGGCAGAATAACTGGTTATAAAAAGAAAGAATTAAATATCGGTGTTTGTGGTTTATCAAAAGAACAGAGAATTGAAAATTCTAAAATAACTAATTCTCAAAGATGGAAATGTTGTATAAGTGGTTATGTATCTACTGCTTCTGGTGTAGTTCAGCATCAAAAAGGAAAAGGAATAGATACATCAAAAAGTAATAGACGCAGAATAGCATAGGACACTTCTCAAACTGGAACAAGGGCACTTGAAAACGGGTGCCCTTTGTCGTATAATGACTTCATAAGAAACAAACCGATGAAACCACTTAAACTCTTTCAATACGATAAAAAAGTTTGGGATGATGGTGATGCCGACTACACTTGGCAGTTCGGTATCATCAACAACAAAACATTATTCTGGGTTCATTATGAAAATCCCAGTCGTTTAGTTTTTAGTGATGGTGGATTACACATCCTATTCTCATTCTTTACTAATTCTTTATTTGGAGTAGATTTTCAACTTGGTAAGGTTGGTTTGAGTTTCAATTTTTTCACAGAATACTTTGATGGGTGGGAAGAATGACTAACCAACAACGAGCAGAAGAACTCCTAAAAGTTATTTGTAAAAGTGAAGCACACAATACTGCTTGGATGCTTCAAGAGGTTCTTCAACAACTTCGTAAGCAACTATCAGGAACTAATAAGATTGATTTTACTGATGAACTGGATGTGATGTTTAATGCTGGATGGGATGAATGTCTCAAAGAGATTGATGCTATTTGTGATGAACTTTTAGAACTATGATGACTAACACAGCACACCAAATCTGGGAAGCATTCAAAGCAGAACTTACACAACCAGCAACAGATGATATGAAGGAAGCACTTGCTACTGCTATTCGTGTGATTTCTTCTCTAATTTATAGAGATGGAGTGCTTGCAAATGAACCTTGGCTTACTCATACTGCTCAAGAACTAAATGAAATTGCTGGTGATGTGGAGGCACTCTAATGTCTATTGAAGATGGATTGACTTATCGGCACAAAGCATATGCTAATTCTATGAAAGCATATCGTCAGGCAAATCCCGATTGGAAAGAACAACAACTCGCAAGTGAAGAGTATGCTAAAAAATGGATGGAAACATCTGCTCGTGCTTATCAAATAGCACAAGAAAAACTTGCTGAATTGAATTTGGAGGCATTATGAAAGAACAAGCAAAGAAAATAGATGATGCCTACTGGAGAGCAATAACTAATGTTCCCGATATTTACACAAAGGGTCGGGTGCGTTTTGCTGCTGGTCTCCGTGAAACTATCAACCAACTCCAACAAAGCCCTGGTGTGATTATGTGTGCTGATGTGTTAGAATTGTGTGATGAATTGGAGGCACTATGAAACTTGATGGATTTGATTGGTTTATTATTTTGATTATCCCTATTATTGTAATCATTATTGGTGGTATTACCACTTATGGTGAGCAACAACAACGACTAATATTCCAACAAACATATAATAAGAACTTGGAGTGTCGTCAAGCACTCAAAGACCAAACAGTAGTAAGAGTGAATGAGATTTGTGGAACAGTTCCACAAATCAAAGATTTTGTTGGGAGAAACTGAAATGTATAGTAATGATGATAATTTGTGGGGACTTATTCTTTTATTCGTTTTTTGTTCTTCTCTTGTGGGTATGTTGTTATATGTTGATGGACAAGGATACAAAAAGGGAGTGAATGAAACTCTTGTTTTGTGTATTGAGAACGCAAAGGATTGTAAAATCAAGTATGATTACTTGAAGTTGGAAGAGCAGAAATGATTGAACTTGATAGTTGGTGTGATAATTGGACACCCACATCTTATAATGACCCCCGCATTAGTTTGAGACAGATTGCTGACCGTGCTCGTAATGTTTTAGAGGAAGAGAAAAAATCAGAAGAAGAATATGAATACTTCCACATTTCTTATCGTAAAGACGCACCTTTTTGATTATGACTGACTTTCAACCAAAACCCCAGACACACGAAGAAGTTGCCGATGGTCTTCGTGAGGCTTTTAGACAAGCAATCAAAGATGGTGTGATGGATGCTACTCCTTATTTTAAACAAATGACTTTCAAATCTGATATTGAAAAGACCGAAGCAGAAATTAAAGTGCTTCAAAAGAAACTTGACCTTCTTAAAGAGATTGAGACACATAAATCTCAACCCAGAATGGAGTTTGATTTTGGTGGGAAGTTTGAGATTGTCTCTTATAATGATGAAGAATATCTTCGTCTTCAATTTAATGATGAAAGTCATAATTGGTTTAAGAGAAAGCATACTGTTGATGGTGTGGTAATGGCTGCTATTACTGATGGTGAAACTCATCGTCTGCTTGAGGGTGTGTGGTTCAACGATGTAAAGAAGGGGAAGTATGACTAAAACTCAAAAAATTCAATCTGAAATTGATGAATTACATAAAAAGTTTGATGTTCTTCAATCACAATCTGCGACTTTAAGTGAATTGAATAGTGTGCGAAGACAGTTAAATATTGCTTATGAAAAGTTGAGGAAGAACTGAAATGACTAACCCAGAAATCATCGTAGAACGAAAAAAATATGGAAGTTCTGCTATGGATTATACTATGAGAGTTTATCAAAAACTTGATGAAGAAACCATAATGATTGATGGTGTGAAGTATCAAAAAGTAGAAGAACCAAAACCACCGATACTTTATGAGATGTTTTACAATAAAGGTTTAGTATCAATTTGTGATACTGTTTGTGATATTGTTGCCGATTGGTTGCCTGATGAAGATGATGGTGATGATAGATATGCTTGTGGTTGGAATGATTGTGTTGAAAAGTTGAAGTTGAGGTTAAAATGACTGAAC